ATTGATTTAAACTCCATTTTTTTCTCATCAAAATAGTTAGTCATATAATCTCTCATGTGAGGTATATTATTAACTTGAGTCATGTAGTCTTTTTCAAGCTTGGCTAGAGCATCTCTTTCAGCTCCAATCATTTTAGCATTCTGAAAGTCTAACTGCTCTTGCTGCATTATTTCTTGACGCATTTGAGCTTCTTCTTGCCTTCTAGCTCTTCTTGCTTCTGATGTACCGTTAAGCGCTAATGTAAGCGCTTGCATTGCTCCGTAATCTATTGCCATATCTTAATTCCTATTTATAACCAAACATTTCATTGCCTGGGTTAAATGTTGGATCAATTAATCCAGATTTCTTTTTGTTATTTCCTAATATACCTTCTTGCTCTTCTAGCTCAACCTTTACAGGGGCGTCATCTGCGCTAAGTAAATTTAAAGCTTTATCTTTTATTTTATCTTTTGCTCTAGATAAAAATGCAATTGCTTTTTCGCCAGTAGTAGGATCTACACCAACTTGATCTTGACCTGATCTACCAAACTTATCAGTTTTGTAGCCCATATCCATAAGCATCTTTTCATTTTTAATTTTATTATACCTATCAACTTGCCTACTACCAACTGCATCTGCAACCATTGAAATACCAGCTGCAGCTAATTGAGCTCCAGATTGTTTACTAGCTTGGGCTTGTTGATATTTAGCGTTTTGATATTTAGACTCTCTAGCTGCATTATATTGCTCATCCATTATCATCATACTATCGTACTTTTGCTGATTTTGTCTTTGCATTTGCGCATCAGCCACAGCAATATCCATTAATGCAGACTGACGAGCTACATCAAGACCTCCAAGTCCAGCTAAAAATTGAGCCCTATTACCAGCAGATCCACGAACAATATTTTCAATACCAGTAGCGTATGATGAGTCTAAATCGTTATGAGCTTTAGCCAACTCACTAGGAGTTAATCCTTGTTGAGCTAATCTTTTAGACTCTTCAAGTCTTTGTTGAAATGCAGGGCCTAGCTTTGGATCTTTAGGTATGTCAACATCTTTTAATGCTGCACCTAAACCAACAGCTCCAGATGCCAAACCAATAAGAGAAGATAATCCTCCAACTTTATCTAAAAAAGATTCTTCGTATAAAACATCCTCACTTTCTGCATCAATAGCATCAACTGCAGCTTGAGACTTACCCCTTGTATCAATAACGCTAGGAGTGCTAGTTTCAACCTTATCTTTAAAGTGTTTAAGGACTTCTTTATTCTTATTTTTTGAGTCTAAAGAAATAGTTCTTTCTGGAACAAATTCTTCATCTTCAATATCATCTACTTCAACATTTTCTAATGGATCCTTTACGTTAAAATCTTTTCTATAGTCAACATAATAATCAGAATAATCAGGCTTCTCTTCTTTTTCTATTTTATTTTTTCCTTTATCATGCCTTTGATTGCTTTCAGCTAGTTTTTCCTCTATTATATTTTCACTTTTTGCCTCTATATAATTAGCTTCTCTACCAAGGGTGGTAGCGTTAGAATCACTATCTGCCCCAATAAGTTTAGCTCCTTCAGCCAAAGAAATTTGACTATACCTAAGAGACTCATTTACTAATCTATCTGGCACTAATTCATCTGGATTGTCTTTAACCCATTTATCTATAGATTTAAAAACAGTTGATACTGCATGACTTTTTCTTTTTAAAGCTCCAGGAGTTTTAAAACCTTCTTTTTGTTCTTTTCCAAATCCACCACTAAAATTGTATAAAGTAGTTAAACTAGCGTAAACATCATCACTAACTTTTCCTTGATATTTTTCTAAAGCTTTATCGGCTTTAATAAATATATTTTGAGCAAGCTTATTTTTAATACCTTTATCTATAGAAACTTTTAACGCTTCTGATTTAGGATTTTTACCTTCAATTTCAAAATCTGTATATAGTTTACCTAAGTAACCTTTTTCATCCCACATTTCTGCGGTTTTTCTATCTATACCATATTTAACTAAAGTTTCGACTGTTTGAAACCCTAAGTCTATACCATAACCAATAGTTATACCAGAACCTTTAGTAGGTATGTAACCTACATTTTTAAAGCCTTCCATGTCGTCAAGATGTTTTATTCTCTTACTAAAAAGCTTACCTCCGTATGATTCTAAAAATTCTTTAGTCGTCATTATGCGTATGTGTTTTGTTCTATAAAATTATCTATGTCTTGAGCACCATACATTCCTTGCGGTTGTTGTTGCATTTTTGCAAAGTGCTTCTCTACTTTAGCTTGTCTTGCTAAACTATCAGTAGCTTGAGTAGCTTCTCTATTTTGTTCTTCTTCTAGTCGCTCTTGCTCTTTCTTGTATTTCTTCTTTTTAAACAAACCTACAACTCCACCTACAACAGCTCCAACACCAGCACCTATAGGCCCTAAAGTAGCTCCCATAGAAGCATACTTTAACGCTTCTTTACCTACATCCATATTGTCGTAAGCAGGATCGTCATCAAACTCATCTAGCAAAGCACTACCTACACCAAGCCCAACACCAAGCCCAACCCCTGGAGCTGGAGATGATTTTCCAGCAAGCTTTTTAGCCGCAGCACGATCAACACGATCTCCTCCTGTAATTTTTCCTGTTTTAGCATTAGATACTAAAGGATTGTCCATTTGATAAGGATTACCACCTTGAGGAGATAAACTTTGCACAGAGCTGCTTGATTCTAACTCAACGCTAGCACTAGGTCTAGGCTTCTTTTTTTTACCCATATTTAAAATATCTCCACTAGGAGTTCTATAAAACTCTCTACCAAACACATTAAAAGATTTACTTGTTCCAGGCATATTATCTTGATTTTCTTATTCTTGTATTTACTGCAAATATATTAATTCTTGCGATAGCGCCACCTACAGTATGTTGCTCTATTGTTTGTTTCATCCAATTACCTCTAATTCTAGGATTATTACCACTCCTTAAAGCTAGCTTGTGAACTCCATCTTTTATTTTAGATTCAGTAATAGTTTGTTCATCACTTGCCGAACTTTGAACTATATGATCAGTAAATGGATCAGCTTTATCTGATATTATTTCAGAAGAATCAAAAACTTTTACCTCTGAAGGATTGTCGTTTACAACAAAAGAAACTTTATAGTCTTTCCATAAATTGTAATTATATTTAATAACGCCATTTTGATGAGTCGAATAAATACTTCCATTGTGTGAAAAATATTGTATTGGATAAAAATCATATCCACTTCCATAGGTATATTCAACATTTGATATAAGCTTTCCGTCTAAATCAGAAATTAAAAAATTATAATAATACCCATTAGTTTTTATTGAAAAATGACATTCTTTAAATTCTGGATCGTAACCTAAAGAAATACCATATAAATTGTTGACAGGGTAATTGTAAAAATTTTTAACAAAATACTTATAATTATTTTGAGAAGAAATAGGCACTAGTGAATTTCCATCATACTTAATTATTTCTGAATTTTTATGATCATAAAAATAAAAACCAGTAGGAGTAATTAAAGATTGATTAAAATATTGTGATCCGTAAACGTCTGTAATATAATCAAACCTTTCTATTGCTGTACCTGTACCAGAAACAATTTGTATATCAGCAGCAGCTCCTTCACCAGTAATTAAACTTCTAGAATTTATTGAAAGCAAAGAAACTCCAGATTCTTGAACACAATAAAGATTGTTTTTAAAATTTACAAGATCTGTAATTTTACCTTTAGACAAATCTAAGTCTATAAAATCATTTGCTGGAAAAATAGTCCAAGCATCATTCCTTTCTCCTAACACTTTAGTTTTAGAAGCAACAACCTTACCTTCAAATGTGTCGTTGTAAACAAACCCATAAGGTTTTGTAACAGAAGATACAAGATTATTTTCTTGAGAATATGCTGTATTGTAAAAATAATTGTCTTCAGCTAGTAAATCTACTAATTCTGTGGACCCTAAAAACTCACCATGTCTTAAAGATAAATTGTAATCAGACTCTACTGGTATAGCAGCTCCTTGAGCTCTTTTACCAGAATTATCAGTATTATCGTTTGAAGGGCTATTTCCACCAACTAAAATCCAATTCCATTTATAAGCATACCAACCACAATAAGTATCTCCTTTAGTTATGTAAGAAGATGTTCTTTGACTAGTAACAGAAACAAAATCAGAACAATCATAAAAAGGTGTTTTACTTATTGCTTCAGGTTCATGCCCACCATACTGCTCAAAACCGTTAGACGTATCTCTAAATATTTCAACCATATATTTATAAGAATGTCTTCTTACAGATGTAGTACCTCTTTGAGGTCGCTGAGAAATTCCTCCAAACTCATCTATAGCGTATTGCGCACTATCATCAGCAGGGCCGCTTGTTCCAAATAGAGAACTATATTCACTTCTTCCAGCAGATATTTCTGCAGCGCTAGAGCTGTGAGATCCTCCGTATTTAATAGTTAAACTAGAAAGTAAAGGAAGGTGGTTGCTGTTACCTGTAAGTCCGTAAGAAAAAAGTATAGTTGCATTTGCTCCGTCTGTATATGATGCTCGAGAAAGATTACCTATTTCAAAAACATTTGCACCTCCAGTACCATCATCCCATTGAGCTTGCTGCCCTGAATCAGCTGAACTTTCGTGATTATCATACCCTGGAGTGTAGTTTACAAAACTTTGCTCTGTATTTCCTTGATGTTCACTTGCGGTTATAATCTCTCCAGAAACTATGGTTCTACAAAGTGAAAAATCAAAAGAATTAAAATAAATCCAAGAATCCCAATTCCCACCAGTCTGATACTGAATTGTTTTATGTACAAAATTGCTATTGCTATTTACATGCTCAGGGAAAATTCTATGCTTAATAAAATGCATACCGTAACTATTTGAAAGCGTAGTATGATTTAAAGGGTATCCGTTTAATTGATGCTTATGTCCTATACCGTAATTACTATGACCGCTAGTTAAAGTGTGTGGTCTATTCATTTCAACAATGTATAGATACTTCATTTTAAATCCTTCAGAATTAAAATCAAAAGTCTTATTACCAATAGTTGTATCTGGAGACTCTATTGTATATAAACCTGAAGTAGTTCGATTAATGTAATCTGGCCATCCCCATTGGTCTGCATTAACCGAATAATATGGAAAAGAATTTCTTGTAGTATAACCACCACCTTGACGCAAATAAGAGTTTTCGTTGTGTGGATGAGGATTATGTCTTTCCGTTAACTCCATCAAGCCTTGAGTCATTATAACTTTATCGTTCTCCTGAACTTCTGCCCTAACTATTTTATAACCAGAAATTGCATCTCTAACATTTTGAGGTAATCTAACTTCAATTCTAGGAATTAAAGCGTGTGCAACAACTTCATTGTCATTTCCACTAAACGGAGACCATCTTGAATTTTGGGTGTTAAAATTTTTATTTTGAAAATTATCTCCAGCAGAATTTAATATTTTCCCATTAGGATCTAAAGCGTCTGGCATTTTAATGTCACCTAAATGATGAACAAACCCTGGATTACCATTCTTATCATAAAAAACTATACCAAATCTATAGCATCTATTTCTTTTAAAACTTCTATATGCAGCATCCCATTTAGGATTTTGAGGACCAGGAAATCCATCCCAATCATTATCTTTTCTAGTGTCGTCTACTTTAAATATTTCATTAGCTTGATAGCCTCCAGAAAAAATATCCATTCCACTTCTATCGCTATCTTGAGTTCCATCAGGTAGTAAATGAAATTGATCATCTATATAATAATCTTTCTGCGTAAAAGTTATTCTAAACCCATCATTACCGCTATCAGAGTAGCCACTTGTTTCAGCTCCTAATATGAATACAGGATCACTACCATCAGTAAATTGTTTCTTTATAAACTTATAATTAGCTCTATCATAAGCCTCTACAGGATGCCAACTAGAATTAGAAGCATCTCCACCAACCTTAAACCTGTGAGGGTTTGCGTCACCAGAATGAGTTTCAAAACTCCAATTGCCACCACTCTCTACAGCCTTGTAAGATTTTAGTTTACCAAAACCAGAAATAATGCTATCAACATCTACACTTGTAGTTTTTAAATTAGCAGCATAAAGTTTGTTATCTTTTTTAGCTAAAATTTTACAAACATCCCAAGTGTCGTTATTTATAATTGCTGCAGCTAAACCTCCAGTAACAAGAGTTTCAACTTCAAATCCACTATGAACAAATTTATAATTAGAATTTATAATAGGACCTTCTTCTACTATACTAATTGTTGAAACATTTTCAGCAGAATAATATATAGCAGCAACCTGTATAAAATTATAATTTGTATTTATATTTGTTATTTCTAATTCAAGAAATGAAGTTGAATTATCAGAACTGTAATCTCCAGACATGTTTGATGGCTTAGTACTACTAGGATTACCATTTGCAACATTAGCTGGATTTGAAATGCTAGACCAATCAGTATAATTACCTTTAGCATCTGAAGACAATCTATATATGTAACTGTAAGATCCATACTTTAAATTACCACCAGTATTACTATACTTAGTAACTTTAGGATTTGTTAATAACGTAGGTTTAAAAGCTAAAAAACTATCTACAGATTTACCTATTTGACTTTCACCTATATTTATAGATTTTAAAGGAGTTAGACCATCAGTACAATATATTCTTTTTATATCTCCTGTTTCTACAATACTTTCTATTTCTATTTTTTCAGCGTTAGACGAAAATAAATCAAATCCAGCCCATATTACAGTCTTGACAGAGCTTACAGTAGATAAGTTACTTTCTATTATACTGTTGCTGACTACGAACCAGGTATTAGAGTCATACTCAGATGATGATGTATGTGACCTTTGTATTGTAATAAGCCTGTTGTCTACAACAATAGCCCCATAAATATTACTATTAGAAATAACAACATTATTCATAGAGCCAATATCTTTTATATTTTCTAGACTATAAGACTTATCGCCACTAGAAACTACTCTAATATTTAATCCATCAAAATAAGAATCTTTGGGTTGAAATGCAGGATCAAAGTCCGTTATCATCCCTCCTGTAAAAGTATTTGGTGTAGATTTTTCTGCCATAACTACTCTCTTTCAGGTATAAATGTATTCCAATAACTAGCAATATTTTTCATCTCAGCTTCTGAAGGAAGATTATCAGCACCTCTTGCTTGAGCGCATAACCAATACCACCTTTCCTCTAAATCTTTTACAATATATCTAGCTATTTTACCTTCATAATATTCTATAGATTTATACCTCCACATTATGTATTGAGCTACTGCATCTTCATGACCTTGCTTTATAGTGGGAAATCCTTCACCATCAACATCTAATCCTTTGTACGCTATCTTAGCAGTACCATTTGATATATTAGAAAAATGAATATAACTACCTACAATCCAATATTTATCTCCGTTAGCGTCTGATTTAAAAGTCTTTTGAGTAGGCTGTAAAAAATTATCATTAGCCCCTTTAACATCAATAAGTTTTATTAAATCGCTTGGCAATAAAGACTTGTTAGCGCTAACAGAAAGCAAAGCTTCTTTATCTGTAAAAGTAGTAAAACTACCTATCTTTTGTTCAGCCTCAAAAGCCCACTCTACAAAAGCCTCTAGATGCTCTGAAGGATTGCTTAACCCTAGATTTCTTGCAACATTACTTATTATTCTTCTAACACTAACTTGCATTATATATATTTTTTATTAATTCTCTAACTTTTTTAGCTGGATAAAATTTACACTTATATAAATCTTTTTTAAATTTAGTCCACTTTATTTTATAATAATAATCATCTAGTATAGGTACTTTGTACCTTACAGGAAATCCTTTAGACTTAGACTCTTTAACGTCTTTTCTAATATGAAAAGCTCTTCTATGTTCTTTCTGCTCTAAAGACAAAGATCCTAAACCCAAAGGTAATAAAATCTTTTGTTTTCTAACTATTAAATCCCTAGCCACTATCTCAAAGAATTTAGTAACTATTTTAAAAAACAAAGAGTAAGGTATAGATTTAGTCTTTTTCCTGCCAGACGCTTCTACTCTTACTCTTTTAGATATTGCTTTGTAAATATCTTTGTATGTCGTGTAAGACATTATTTACTAGATGATTGAACCTCTCTATCTCCTTCTACTTCATTATTAATTATATCACCAGGAGTTTTTAAGGTAATGTTTAACTCTAGTTGTGCTACCGCTTGTATTAGCGGTGTTATTAATTGAGCTGGCATAGGATATTCAGAATCATCACCAGCCCAATTTGCGGCATCTGTGGGATCCTCTAGAACCGCTATTATTTTTACGCTTTCACCACCAGCTGAACCCTGAAAGTAAAGTTTGTTTCCGTCTTCTATAAAAAATTTTGGAATACCAGAAGTAAACCTACTTTGCTCTTGATAAGCTACTTTATCTTGAGTAGTTCTCGCAAACAAAACATTGCCATCAACAGAAGTTATACTTGATATACCTCTAGTCTCACCAAAAGAAGCTACTCTAGGTATGGATAAAAATTGACCTTCTTCTGGAACGGAAAATACACCTAAATTTTGCGTAGATCCTGAAGGGGCTTTTTTACCGTTTGTAGTGTATGACTCTAAAATATTTAATCTATGATAATGTACCCACTCTTTAATTTGTCGGATACTTAACTTATTGTCGTCAGTAGTATAACCACCTTCGGCTAAGTTTTTAATATTGTAAGCAATTTCATTTAAAGTCATATCATCTTATTTAAAAGAATGGGGGTAGACGCAAATCTACCACCCAAACTAACGCAGGAAAAAAGAGAGTCATCAACGCTTTTCAGCGCTCAACTCATTAACTTGAAGTTGATACCGTGGATCTTCCAACGATAACATCATCTTCCTAACTGCAATATTTACTATTTCCTCCGAAGAGTTTAAATTATAACCACCAACCGAAGACTCTGCACTTAACGAATCTTCATCGTTTAATGAAGGGTTTTTAACGTAAACAAAATCTACATTTTCAGTTGAACCAAGAACTTCTAAACTAGATCCCTTTAAAAGACCTATAGGATTAGTAGCTGTAGCTGAATGAAATGGATCATGTTTAGCTGCATTATACTGATTAACACCCATAACATCAATTAAACTTTTTGACGTAGCAGTATTAGCACTAAGTAAGTGATAAAAATCAGTAGGTAAAGCAACAGATCCAGAACTATTAGTTTGATTGTTAGAATTAGCAACAAGAGGCGCTATTTTTTCCATAGACTGAGCATCGGATTCTAAAGTGTTTATTAATCCTTTAGTGTATTCCATTACAGCTAAGTCAAGAAAATTATTCTTTTCTGTATCCGTAAAGTATGCTGTTCCTGCTTTGTCTAACAGATTATCTATGTGAGTATACGCTTCTGTGTACGTCATTATTTCTTAATTTTCTTTTTAGTTGAAGACAGCTCCTTTTTTAATAAAGCGTGAATGTCTTTGTTGTCCTTTAACCACAATACAACCTGATCCTCAGTTAAACCTATAGTTTCAGTATTGTACTTATAAGTTCCATTTACAAAGTTAATCTTTTTTGCGTCAATAGCATGCTCAATAAAAACTCTATAATCCTTATCTCTATCATTAATTATTTTAGAGAATCTATTAGGATCATCATTAGCCAACTTAATAACTTGAGCCTTAACAAACTCAATAGAATTATCTAGTTCTAATACCTGTTAATTTGCAGAAATCTAATATTTCTTTATCTGTCATTGCAACAGCAATTTGAATTGCTTCTGCTGATTCAACCATTGCTTCTGTAGAAATCATTTCTTGCTCTATGGTATCTTCAAAAATTAAATGATGACTAATACCAGGATAATCCTTTAACCAATCGTGAACATGTTTGTCATGCTCATCATTTAAATCAAAAACAGTGGCAGTGCTTCTCATAACAAAATCATATGACTCACCGTTTATATCTTTTAAGTCTCTTCTTCTACCTCGATCTTTTGGATCTTTATAGCTTGAACCTAAACCTAAATAAACAAATCTTTTGGGCTTTTTAACCCTTACAATAACTGGATGTTTCATTTTTCTCTTTTTTTAATTGTTGTTTGCGTTCTAATGGGGAGGATTACTCCTCCCACATATAGTATATAATCTTAGTGTGTAGCACTTAAAATACCACAAGACAAAGGATTACGAACAATAACACCAGATTCAGACATGATTTGACATGTGAATGAGTCGTCACCGTTAGCAGCCAACATTGATTTTTGATCGTAAGGGTTAACCATACCAGGAATGTATTTTTTCACATAGTTACGGTTAAGACCATCAGATCCTTTAGCAATTAACTGAATGTTAGGTACACCATCTACAGACGAGAAGTCTAAGAATACCATTTTACCAGACATAGTTCCACCAGAACTAGACCCACCAGCACCAGCTTCAGCACCAAAAGCATTAACGTCATCAAATACTGGGCAGTAAGCAATAGTAAGTTTATTACCTAATACATAGTAAGATACAAAGTTAACACCCAAAGATACATCAGATCCAGTTTTCATAGACTGCATAGATCCGCCAGAAGCAGAACCTGTACCACTAACAGCTGCAGTTGCTCCAACAGAAATGTCTTTCATAGCTCTGTGGAATTGGTATCGACCTTCTGTACCAGTAAATACTACCCATTCGTTTCCTTCAGGAGATTTAGCGTTACGAGAAAGCTCTGCAATAAATCGAGCTAATTTGTCTTCTGTAAGACCCTCACCATCAGCAGTACCAACATTGTAAGACATGTCAATAGAACCTTCGATTTGAGCTAAAATACCATCACCCATTAAAGCAGAGGCAGTACCATCAACAGCACCAGCTTGACCTGGGAAAGTATAAGCATCAGCAGCGGTTCCTGTAACGTTGTTTCTACCGAACCATCGTTGAAGCTCTAATTGATACATAAACTCATCAGTAAACAATTTCTCTGCAGTAAAATACCACAATTTAGATCCATTGTTTTCAATCCAAGTCACATCAGTTAAAGCAGAACCTGTAATAGATTGCTTACGTCTGTTTAGTGTTAACCAGTTTTTATGAGTTTCTGGGTAAGCAACGCTTTCAGATACAGAAGTACCTAAAGAACCTTCACCAAAAGCAGAACCTAAACGAGCAACAGTAACGCTTGGTGCAAGATCAGTAGCTGAATAACCATTAGAGAATCTAATTTGATAACCCCAAGCGTCAGCTGTAGCAACTGTGTGACTTTGAAGTTGAGCACTTAATGCTTGATCAACAGGCGGTTTATTAGTATCTTTTTTTACTGTAGTACCATCATCTTCTGTGTGGCCAATTACAGTACCAACAGCGTTACCAATCATTACTACGTCATTAATAGATAAATCTCTATTAAGAACAGGTAAAAGTACAGTTACTGCACTTGCTTGCGCTGTTGTAATAGCTGTTATATCAGCTAATTTAATTTCACGATTTGAACGACCTAAAACTTTCCACTCGAAAGATTTATCGCCCATTACTTTTACGTTTGCATGACGACCTGTTCTTTCTAATAGGTACGTTAGTGCAAAACGAGGGTATTGCTGAATTAAAGTAGATCCAATCTCAGGATACTTTAACATAGCACTTACCAACGAATTTGACGCTTGAGTTTCAACCCCAAACGTTCCAGATGTTGTTTTCATTTCTTTTTACAATTTAGAAATATTAATAAAATAATTTAAAAATTGCATTTACTTAATTATTATTTTAAAACGTAACATTGACAGCATTAAAATTATTATCCCATAAATGCTGAAGGATCAAACCCAGAGCCTTTCTTATATTTAGGCTTACTGTTTCCTCTACCTCCTTTATTGGTAAGGTTGTCTAACACACTACCCTTACCTTCTTCGAAGCCTTGCGACTTCAGCAATTTCTGTATTTGCTTTCGGTTCTTCCATAAGAACGCTGCCTCCGCAACATTGGCATGAGACTTATAAATGTCCTCATTAAAGTTACCGTTTGTTATATACTTATACAGATCTTTTCTTTGTTCTACAGTTACTTTCCCACCAAGGTAATTATTAAAACCTTTTAGGTGAGACTGCAAGTCTTTTCTTGCTTGTTCTTGAGCTTGCTTTTGCTCTTGAATCTTGCTTTGCTCACTTTTTTGAACTGACTCTTTTTCTGTTCGAATAGCATTTCTTAATTGCTTTCTAATTTTTAAAGCTTCATGCTTTAACATTCCAGAGTCTTCCATTCTATCAAGAGAATCGTCAACATCGTACTCATCCATTCCAGTTGCTTTCATGTCAGCAGCCAAAAGCTCCCTATCTGAAAGACCTAAATATCCTTCGTACTTTTTAGTTGTATCATTAGCTACTTCAGGCTCATTTTTAGAGTTTAAAGCTTTAATAATATCTTCTTTAGACGCACCTTCTAAACCAAGCTCTTCAGCTACTGAATCCCAGTTAAGTCCTTCTTCACTTTTAGGTTCATCGTCTTCGGTAGAAGATTCTTCCTCAGATTCGTTAGAGTCTTCAAAATCCCAATCCTCTTCTGAGCTTTCTTGCTCAACCTCGTCTACAACCTCTTCTTCTTGATCAGATCCCCAATCAAAATCTGAATCATCATCTTCCTGTACATCTTCCTGTACACTATCCTCAGTTTCCTCTACTAAAGCTGTAGGTTCTACTTCAGATTTTTCTTCTTCAACTTGACCTACAGTATCTACTAGCTTATCAAGTCCAGCAAAAGCTTCAGGATTAAACTCCTTAACCTCTTCGCTTAATGTTTCTTTTTTCTCTGCTTCCATTTTGCAATATTACTAAAAATTTGTTACTAAAAAAAATTAATCTTTAATTTGACCTTTTAATTGTCCTTCCATTTGATTTAATGCAGCGTCTGCACGCTTAGTTCCGTAAGCGTCATCAGACAGTATTTCTGCAGTTTCTAATTTAGATTGATGCTGTATTTCAGCAACCTTAATCCTAGTTTCGTTATCAAGCTTATTCATTTCAACTTCAATTTCTAACTCTTGTTGTTTAGCTTGAGCTTCTGCTTGAGCTTGCTCAGACATAGCTTGTTGTTGCTGTGCTTGCATTTCTTTAGCAGCTTCTAAACCTCTTTCAAGGATGTGCTCTGCTTCAGTCATAGTATCAGACTTATATATTCTAATTACGTCTAGCATATCTATTTGACCAGACTGTAAAGCTGATTGAGCTAACTGACTTACAGCAGCCTTCATTTGCTCATCTTTACCTCCGTCACCCAAGAATACTCCGTAGTCATTTAATGCTACATCTGGCATTATTGATATAAACTTATAAGTACCGTCACCAAAAACAGTTGCAGTCTTTTTTCCTTCAGACCAGCAAACCTTCATTAAGTTAGCACAACGCATAAGTACATCTTGCTTTGCCATATCGTGTGACCAAAACCAAGATCTTGTAATAGTAGCCGACTGTACTACAGCTCTTTGCTGATTACCTACTTGCTCATACTGTTCAACCTGACCTTCACGCTGCTTAGTTACACCTGATACTTGACCAGCCATATCTTCTAGCATTACTTTAAGGTTTATAAGTTGCTGTACAGAATTAGACAATGTAAAGTCTATTTGCTGAAATTGATTAAATGTTTGCGCTTGCAAACCTTCATCTTTAGAGTTTATAGGTATAATACCATCATTTTTGATATGATACATTACATCTTGCATGTTCATACCTAAATTAGCTGGCATTTGTGCTACATCATACACAACAGCTTTACCACCAGACCTAGCCATACATAGTTCTATATGATACATAGTTATGTTGTAAAGCATTTGCACGTTTTTAAGCAAATCTACCATAGATACAGGGTTACCTGTAGTATGATTTCTTACAACACCTATGTAGCTTAGATTAGCTGCACTAGGATCGTCTAAAGATCTTATTTGATTAGGAACTCTTTGGCAGTTAACCATAATCTTACCACCAATCTTAGTTGCCTGCCAAATATCATCAATAACAACTTTTCTTATCTTTTCACCCTTACGTTTTTTGTATTTATCAGAAACCATCTTTCTAAATGGTTTATCTTCATCATGTTTGTTAGGGCTTATTTTATATTGCATTTTCTTAAGTGATCTCCACTCTGCGTGAACAACTTTAACTCTAAGCTCACCAGACTCACCTTTCATGTACCAGTTTCTGTATTCAGAATAAAGGTCAAGACTGTTTTGGTTAGACAAAGACTCTATAAGCTCAATATCCTTATCAGAAAGAACTTCACCAAACTCATCTACTATATCACTAGGAGATAGCCACCTTTCTTCTGTAATCCAGTTAGCTTCTCCAAGATCGTCAGTTTCTGTAGATAAATCGTAAGCTAAAGCTCTAGGGTCTACCCTTCTAACGTGTGGATCACCATCTTTTATTTCTACTCTATAACATTCTTTACCTGTAATAAGTAAATCTCTAAATCCTTCTTTAAATTTGTTTTTAAGCTTGTACTTGTTTACAAGAAACTCAAGACCATCTTGCACAGACTCTTCTATAGACTCTCTATAGTTGTATCTCATAAAAGTATCTATATCGTCAGGTATAGGTATTTCTTGACCTTCAGTCTTAACGTCTATACCCATTTCACCCATCTGCTCTTTAACTTCTTCAAGCAATTTATTCATAACCATAGAAACTTTATGGTCTTCTTTTCTATTAATAGCCTCTTGATTTATCGTAACTACCTTAGTATCAAGTGGTCTATGAAGATCTTCTCCTAGCAACAGATCTATCTTAGGTTGTACAATAGGGTAGTTTACTAATCTTGCAGGGTAATTGTATCCATACTGTTCAGTAAGATATTTATAATCATCTCTATTGAAATCACCATTATATATATCGTAGTTTCTAATGTCTTTTAATTTATACCTATTTTCTGGGCTATCTACATGATCTGTAGAGTTAACTATAGCGTTAAGCATTTGCTCACACCACTTCTTATCTTTTTTAGAGTCAGGTATTAATTGGCTAGGAAAATTCTTCATTATTTTATATGTTTTATAGGAGTACCGTTACTATTATATTTATAATATATAAAACCACTTTCTTTTATGGCTTCAGTTTCTTTATTTTTTACTTCAATTGCAAAGTTATCATTTTCGTGGATTAAACACAAACCAAAGGCGATTGCTCTATCCGTATTCCTAGAACCCCAGTCGCAAAGCTCATCTAAAAGGTCTATAAACCAGATTTCATCACCCCTTTCTTTTATGTAATCATACATTAGGGACTCCATATACGCCTTAATCTGCTTATTCATGTGGATACCGTAGTTATTTCTAGTCTTAGTACCAGGAGAGTGTGCAGATCTAGGTTTAGTCTTTAAATATTTTTGCGCCCTATTTCTGAGGAAATAGTCTAATATACCAATCTTTGTATATTCAATAAGCATTTGTGCGTTATAGTAAACAGCTAATTTTAAGCATCCGTCATAAAATTGCTCTGCTGTTTCAGGTCTATCTGTATATTCAGCAATAGGTAGCCTATATGGTTGATTAGTATCAGCTATCCTTCTAAATATCATAGCAGAACCTAAAGACGGAGCAGCACCAGCTTGATCTTGATCGTAAGAATCAATACCACCAATATCTAAACCAGCCATGTGCCTTTGTGGTTCGTGCAATATTTTATAAGGGCCGTGAGGGTGTGGCGTAAACACAACTTTATCTGTTAAGCCATTCTCATTTATCACCCAATCTAAGTTACCAGTAGTAATATGTTGCTCTGGGTCTGCAAGTGTCTGAACCCTAGCTCTTTGCTGATTAAGCAATGCTATATCAAACCTAGAGCCTTTAGTTTTTAAGAACGCTTCTTGTACTGTAAGAGGGTAGTTTTGCAAGTGTAAGTTGTATGCTTTACTATCCCCACCATTGTCAAGTATTTTTTGTCGCTCATTCTCTATATACTCATGAGCTTTTTTATCATCATCCACTCCAGTCTTAGGACTAAAGAATCCGTGAAGAGCTTTAGATGCAGGTATAAACATAGGGATTAGGTTAAACGCCTCTGCATTATAGTACATATCCATAAAGTCAGCAGACGCTGCATCAATGTCACCCCCAGTTCCACCAATAACAGGAACGCCATACTGATAAGCACCATCCATGAAACAAGCCTTAGATGACATATATGCGTTCTTTAACCTTTTAAACTCCCCAGCTTCTTCAAATATCATTATTGACAGACGCTCACCTTTGTAAACTTCAGGATCATCCATCGTTCTACAATGTATAACAGATTGATAACCGCCTATCTCCCACCTACCTTCATTGTTCTTTTGCTTGTACCCAGCCCTAAGAACATCTTTAGTATCCTTAAGCCAACCATGCCGAAAATTAGGGTGTTGGTTTTGCAACCCTTTTTTGACTTTGTCAAAGAAAGAATTTGCTGTCACACCAAGTCCAGCCGCAATTCCTACCTCGGAATGCGGAAAGAAAGTAAATTCGTGACCGACTAGCCCTGAGTTCATATAGGAAAACCCTTTATCCCTAGCTTTAATCACAATCATCCCTTTACCTTCCTCCCTGCAAGTATGGAAGAGGTTAAAATACTCTCTATCCATATCCCTATACCAGGGGTATATTAAGCTTTTACGATTTCCATCACTACCATCATTACCAAGAATCATGTAGTAGTTTAGATACCAATAGTAGTTACCAGGTATCCACTCCCCACCAGGGGGTTTATAGCCATTAATACACCTGTGCATCTCTTCCTCCCAATAATCTTGATACGCAAGACTATCTGCATCTAGTTTAGGGTGTCCGTTGTTAGGTATTGGCCTGTAAGCCTGTACGTCAAATTTCTTAGCCATTAAACGTCTTTTAGTCTAACTTCTCTATTTTCTAGAAAGCTAAGTGTTTGCTCACCACTAATAGTCTTTCTCTCACCCCTTCGCTCTATTGCTTCTAGCAAAACGGTACGAGTACCTAGTAGTTTTTCAATACCGATCATAACTTTCTGAAGGTCTTCAGCAGTTTCTTGATCTAAGTGCCACTCATTAATAAGTGTAGTGTATTGATCTATCTTTTTATTAAACGCCTCTAACTGATCGTCAAGAGGATCTCTTTGTAGTTTGCGATACTTATCTATAGCCGCCTTCATCAAAGGATGTTTAGTGTCAGCCCATTCAGGCTTCCCAGTTAAATCCGTGCATATCTGCCGAACCCTATCCTTTTCGTTTAAGTATCTATATGGTGAATCGTAGTCTTGACTTAAAGCAACAAACCTCATTCCTTTCTGTCCTAACTTCTTATCCTTTAAAACCTTTTGAAACTCTGGAACGCCTAGCACCCCATTGTCTTCATCAGTAACACTCTCTCCTTTCTTACTAATCTTTAATAGATACATTATTTTTTTTCTAGTTTATACTTTAACATAAACATACCAACATCAATAGTACTATCCATACCGATAGGTATCTCTACCTCTTCGTAGTCACCAGTCTGTTCGTTGTAATAAACATAGTTTAAGCTATCTACTATAGGATCATTAAAGTACATATTGCGATCTAATATCTTGTAGTCATTATCTATTAACCAATTGTCAATCTCATTATCCATCGCTAGGTCTGGGGAGAACACGGAAAAGTCGTCAGTCTCAAACTCTAACACAAGAGAGTCTAATAACTCATCTCTGTAAATATCCCCATAAGGAGTTTGTATATATGATTTTACCATTTTTATTTATTTAGCTGTAGGGGAAGGATTCGAACCTCCACGTAGTAGTTAGCTAGAGAACATTAGTTGCAACTTGGTGGTCAACCCCTTTTATCCTAAAGTTTATCCATTTATCTACACCTCCGAGACAGGGAGGCATGTCTGCCTATTTCATCACCCTACAATATATTAATACTTAGGTCGCTTCGGTTTTTTAGGTTTGCACTTCTTAGCCATAACTGAATATTCTTTTAAAGTTCTTTAGCAAAGATAAAATTTTTTTTTAAATGTGAAAGTGTGATGCCCTCTACTGGACACCCCCTGCTCCTCCCAATCTTTTGGCTACCGCCATCTATTTATTCAAAAACTAACCTAAATTCAACTACCATGCTAAATTTAAACAACATCAACACTAAAGAAGTAAAGTCAGGAGTACAACTTGCTAAGACTATTGCTGCACATTACGGAGCACAAGCTATGAACAAGTACTGTAAGATAGGTGCTAACAAGGAAGAGAAAGAAGTATACGACCTTGTAGAAGAACACAACCAACAAGAACATAACAAAGTAATGAGTAAGACAACCAGAACAGAACGTAACACAGCTAAGTTAACCCTTTCGTTGGTCGGTTCACTAGCATTAGGGTTAATTATCTCATAAAAACACGAGTGTAAACGAGTGATGCACTCTCACACCCAAAATAATCACTCAAAAACGCATCAAATCAACAAAGAACTACTATTTAGTTGTGATTTACGCTCATTATCATTGAAGAAACGCTTCAAGGTGAGTATTAGTTCGCGATCTATGTATTTAGTAGTTCACAAAACTATTGGAGACGAACCTACCTTAGTGGTTCAAACATTATGACTAATTCATCTGCATTCGATCACTTGTCTAAAGAGGAACAAGAATTATTAAGCGAATACATTAACGAAACTATTAAGGAGAATAAGAAAGTAGTTTATACAGGCGCTGAAGCTTGGAAAGACGTTAAGAAGACTGCGGTCATTACGACCACTGCTTTGCTTGGTATAGTGTTGTTTCCTGCTTAAGAAATTAGGCCTGCCATCAACAACTTTAGATTCTGTCTTGCTCGCTGTGTGTTAACACTACGATTAGTATGCAGCTGGGCAGGCGGAAAGTTGTAAAGAACAACTGCGCTATCTCGTATGGAGCAAAATATCTGATCCAAATACATTCCTGCATAAGTCGTCAACAAACCGTTGGAAGTACAAATGTAGGAAATATATTTATCAATTCAAATCATGTTAAAAACTAAGCGCAAAGAATTTTGCGGCTCGACATTCCTGTTATGGTAAGATCTATCTAACGATAGTCTGTAAAGAAGTACTAAGCTATCTCTCGGTTCGACTCCGAGTACAGGATCTATTCATTAACCTAAATCAATTACCATGAAGAAGTTCATTGACTTTATTGTGTTTATGACTCTGTTGTCCGTAAACATTATTATAGTGTTCGCGTTTGCATTAACAGGTTCACTAAGTATGCTCGTGTTGTTACCATTCGGTATTATAACACTAATATTAACCTTAGAAAAATCATCATTATCATGAAGAAAAGAAAAGCAATACTCGTAGGTTCTGCAGACAGATCCAGAGTTAAGAAGAGAAGAAGACGGATCGGTACGTTTACGTCTGCTGTTGCACAATTTGCACGACAAAAATTAAAAGCTATGACTCCTTGGGAAAGGATGGTAGCTGACGTATCTAAACTGTAGGCCTTGAGGCTGTGAGGTGGCTCGTTGCTACCTACAGTTACTAATTAATGTCTTACAGGTTTAAACAAAAGACGTTAAACTTTCCTGAGAATTATTATGGCTACAATTAAAATGTATAACTGGAAAGGAAGAGAAGTAGTAAACATGAAAAGCAAAGACGGTAGACGTGTTATGCTGTTTACTAACAAATACACTAAAATTCCTAAAAACATAATCAATCTTGGTGCTAAAAGCTTACGAGGTTGGTTATTAAAACAAGACAATCTTAAAGTCGTTACAGTATATCAAGACGACAACAAGATTAATTTAAGTCTTGTAACTAAAAAGTATTATCAATCTTATAAAAAATAAGTTATGAGTAGAGACTGGTGGGATTCGCTACCATATCACCCAGCGAACCAAAAAGATGACGATCAAGACAATTATGATCTTGATGAAGAAGATTTAATTAATAAGATAGAAGAAGAAGTGGATTCACTTATTAAATTATATCAGAAAGAGACGGGTGAACACGTAAATAAAGACGATGTTGAGCTGCTCAATTTAATTAATCAATTAAAAGAAAGGCTAGACCTATGAAGAAAACTGTAAAGAATTTACTAAACAGTCAGACTAAAGACTTAAGAGATCTTAAAAACTTTATGTTTGCAAAAGATTATTGGAAGTTTGTTGATAAAAACAGTCATTCTGTTGAAAACGCTATCAATAACTCATTAAATATTGGCAGAAAGTCTGTCAAGACAGCTACAATCATATCATCCAGTATTGGTTTGTTTGTAGGTGGACTATTAGGAACTATATTCGAATAATTATGGATACAGTATTATTTATAGCAACATTTTTAGCCGTAGCATTTGTATGCTGGGTATCTAAAGAAGATGTTACAGACTATTATGACTAAAAAGTTTAACCTTTAAAACCATCAAAAATGACTGTTACTGTTTGGATTAAACGAGAAGTTGTGTTAAATTGGGATCATTTTAAAGACAACTTAGAAGAGATATACCAAATAACAACTAAAGAGCCTGGCGACTTAGACATGGTTCAAGTAAATATCTCATTTGACTTATACAAGGAAATATTAACCTCATCACCTAGATAAAATGAAAAATAAAAACATATTCCTACATGATGGGAAAAGAAAAGTAGAGCCTATGTCTAAAGAGCTCGCTAAAAAAGTAAACGCTAAAAAGTCTTACGAAAGACATTATGAAAAGGATCATATATTAAAAATCCTTGACGAAATCCCAGATAAACCTATTGGTTATTTTACAGAAAGAACATCTGGTAACATAATTCAAACTACTGACGAAAAAGGCATGATTGCAGTAAATGACTTTGTCTTACAGTTTGGTAAAATAGCTCCTAAAACAGAGTTTTCAGGTTATCATGTTAACAGTTTAACTAATGATCTAAGTAAAATACTAAAGTAATGGAACGCAAAACTATTTGGAACTGCAAGTACAAGATCAGAGTTTGGAAAGAAGTGTTTTCTAATAAGACTAAATCTACTAAGCTGTCTCATTTATATAAAGAATATAACGTAGAAGGCTTATTAAAAGGTAATTGTCTAAACGATTTGAAAAGCGAAAAGATAAATAGTTACGCATTCGGTCAATTAAAAGAAAAATACTCTGGTAAATACTCTTGCAAAGTGCAGATTATTGGAGATGTTGAAAGGCTTTCTTCTCATGGCCTTACAAATTATGAGATATAACCAAATCACTTAATTCATTTATTATGAAAAATTCTAAATTAGTAGAAATCGGATTAGATTTCACAGTATCAAAAAGACCTTTAGTTAGAATAGACAAAGAAGTTTCTGTTAACGAACAAGGTCAATTAGCAACTAACGACAAGATAGTAGAGACAGACTGGTTTGCAACTACTAATGACTCTACAGATGAATCTCTCGGTGTTGTAGGTAAGAGCTATACTCTTACGCAGAACGAAGAAATCATTAGAGTCTTGGAAAAAGTAGCCCAAGACAATGACTACACCATAAGCCACTCAGGGCCTATTAACGGTGGTCGTCAATGCTTTGTGCAATTTCGTCTTAACGAAGAAGTAGAAGTAGCAGAAGACACCTTAGTTAAATATGTTGTCGCAACATGGGGACATGATGGTAAGCATGGTGTTAGAATAGGATATGGTAATCAGGTGGTTAGTTGTGCTAATCAATTTTACCAGTTCCACAATAACGCACAGCACAAGCTTAGACATAGTGCATCTATTACTGAACAACTTGCTGCTATTCCTCAAATACTTAATCAGTATAAAGAAGAGGAGAATCTTATGTATCAGAAGTTCCAAGAATGGTCTAAAGTTGAAATCTGGACTGAAAGACATCTTATGGATTTTAGAAATAACTTATGGAAAGATCTTATGAGTATAGACAGATCATTGTCTCACGATGAGTATGTTAAACAATACTCTACTCGTAAAATTAATTCTGCAATGCAATTACAGCAGTCTATTAACACCGAAATGCAACTGCATGGTCAAACCCTTTGGGGATTGTTTAACGGTGTTACACACTATGTAAACCATAAAAAATCTGTTCCTAACAGACCATTTGGTAGAGACGAGTCTTTAATTGTAGGTGGTGGCGCTAAAATGGCCAACAAAGCCTTCAAAATGATAGACAATTTCGCAGCTACATTGTAATTTATAAGTACATTTATTAATAAAGGGGAGCTTCGGCTCCCTTTTTTAACCTTTAAATTATGGACTTAACTAAGGCAGAAATAGATATAGCAATAAGAGCATTGCAAGACATGATAAGATGGTCTGACAGAATAGGAAGCGATGAAATTGCTGAATTAGACTACGTTATTAACCTTTTAAAAAAAGAATCATGAGTTTAGAAGAAGAGGTTAGAGAAAGGTTAGAGTGGTACGATGGAGGTGACGGTGTAGAATTTGAGTTATGGATAGATCCAGAAACTGAAATAATATACGAAGTTCCATTATACATTAAAAGAGACTTTAAAAACAGTAAACAATGGGGAGCATTATGAAGGAGAAACATAAAGTAATAGCGACTTACGATTACGCAGAATACATGATAAGTTATATTAATCATTATCTGGAGTCTGAAAGTAATCTAAAAGAGTTTAAAGACTACTATCAGCATTATATTTTAGAAGATTATAATACTGTTGGTAACTTAGAAATATCCGAAATCACTAAAGACATTGTAGAAGAATGTGTTTACATGGATGACTGGATAATGCCTGAAGATCATTATAGAGACTTTGAAAACGACATGGATTATTTCCACAAATATGTCGGTAAAGAAGTATTTATAGAAGGTAGAAATATGGGGTGGCAAAACAGATCTGGAGACGGAACTATAACGCTTTCAGAATCAATGGATTTGTTTAACGACATTACCCCTAAAGCTACAGATTTTACATACTATATATATAAACTATCCTCAGACAGTGATAATGTATATAGAGTTACAATTTCACATCACGACTCTCCGACTGGAGAAAGTTATACTATAACCTTTAAAAACTAAAACTATGGATTTAGAAGAAATGTGCATGATTTACGCTGAATTTTTAGATGCTTTATACGAAAAAATGAGCGATGAAGAAAAAGATAAATTTGAATCATTGTTTGACGACTTAGAAGAAAAGCTAGACAAGCTTAAAGAAAAACAAGATGCTAAAGTATTATCTTTATTATTTAACCAAATGGGTAACGACTATAAAAACTAAACACTATGGGAGCAGAAGTATTTGAAATTGTAACGGTAGGTAGATTTAAATCTGCAAGCGAAGCATATTCGCATGAATGCGCAGAAGCAGAGTATTACAGTGGACATGATCCATACAACGGTACTATTAGTACTACAGATGGATGCTGTAGAAGAACAGGCTTTCCAAGATACGGAACCAGAAAGTTTGATGGTTGGATTGGAAAAGAAATAGATTCTATGGATAAACGAGAATGTAGATTTGTAGAACTTGAAGGCGCTGCATTAAAAAAATTAAAAGAAAAGCATGGATATAAAGGTAAAAAAGGCATTAAAGCTTTTTGCTTTTATGGATGGGCTGCATGTTAAACGAGAGCACCAAGCGTGAGTTGGGCGTAAAAAGTCCTACCCTAGGAAAGTAGGCAATATATTTCTAACGGGATTTAGAAATTAGTGTGAGATGTGGGGCGGCTGGGGGGCTGCTCCACTCTTAAACTAATAATGATATGGTGTAAACCGTAATCATTATTATTGCGTATAAAAACTTTGTAAATGAGTTCATGCGCTAATCTAATCAACTATTTATTCTAACGTGTTAAATAACTGTTAATTATGAACTATTTTAAAACAGAAACTAAATTCTTGTCAGAAAATGACGAAGCTCAGTTTCATCAAGCTGTAGACTTTATTTCTGATCTTTTACAAATTAAACCAGAAATGCTTGCTAAGAAAAGTAGGAATAAAGCTAGCGTTATGGCTAGACATTCTTTGGCTTACTACCTTAGAAAGCATACAGAGTTTCCTCTTGAGTATATAGGGGCTATGATGAACAAGCATCATGCAACTATTATTCACAGCATAAAGTTTATAACTGATTATTCTTCTTACGATCCTTACATAAGGATGCTGAAAGAAAGTATAGATAATAAATTTAAACCAGATCATTTTTCTTTTAGAAAAGAAATTATGAAATGTATAAAGTCTCAGACTACGGACTCAAGTAAGGCAGAAAATATATTAACTTTATTTCACCAATACGCAAAAAAATCATTAACCTAAAAACAATTAATTATGAGAGACACAAGTTTAGAAGCTTATACTGAATTAGTACAATTAGGTAAGCTACAAGAAATGGAACGAAAAGTAATTAACGCTATGGTAAACCTGAAAGGTGCAGCCACTAACTATGAAATAGCAGAATACTTAAAGATTCCAATTAATCAAGTTACAGGTAGAACTCATTCTCTTTGCAGAAAAGATTTAATCTACCCCAACGGAAAGATTAAAAACAAAGTTACTGGCAAACAAAACTGGCAGTACAAATTACACACTACATTGTTTAACTTTAAATAATTGCTATGAAAAAAGTAAGAATAAGTACAAGGAAAATCTACTACAACTACGCTCAAGTAGATGTTTTTGTTCCTAATACTGTACAAGACGAAGATCTTCAAGAGTATCTTGATGCAAATGAAGATTTATATACTGATTCTATAGATGAACAATTAAGTTATCATTACATGGAATTTGGTTTTGGACTTGATCAGCCTGGAATGTGTGAAAAAGATCAAGAAACCGAATGGAGATATGATTTACTTGATGAAAACAACGATCCTACATACGGAGGACATTTATAACCAAACATTAACTTAAAACCTAAACATTATGCCAAATTGGTGCTACAACACACTTAGTGTGTCAGGAAATGAAAAGAACATGAAAAAGTTCTACGATTCACTTTCTCAAAAATTTAAAGAAGGTGATTGCGATTATAAAAACGAAATATTACTTGACTTTAACGACTTCGTTCCTATGCCTAAATCTTTAGATATTACGTCTGGATCATCTGTAGTTAACGCTCTTAAAGTAATAAATAAAGAGGCTGACTTTGATGATTACCCAAATCTAAAAGATAAAGACTATGAAGAGGCTAGAATTTACATTAGCAATGTAGAAAAGTACGGTCATGGTGACTGGTACAGTTGGTCTTACGATAATTGGGGAACAAAGTGGAACGCTTCTAGCGTTTATGTTTCCAATAAAGATGAAGACTTTTGCATGATTTCTTTTGAATCTGCTTGGGCTCCACCAATACCTGTAATAGACGCTCTTATGGAGCAACATCCTGAATTAAATGTAGAATTAGAATACTCTGAACCAGGTATGGAATTTGCTGGTAAATACGGTAGACAAGGAGGTCATACTTACAACTATGAAGGTGAGCTCTTGTACTTTGCAGATTGCTGTGATAGACCTGAGTTTACTGAAGAGCATTACGAAAAATGCGAAAAAGAAGGTAAAGACGCATGGGAAACCTGCCCTACATGTGGAGACTCTTGTGAGTTTAATGAAGAAATTGTTTATCCTAACTAAAAACTAAAACAAAATGAAAAAGTTAATTTTATTACTTGCTTTATTAGCAAGCAGCGCAACATTTGCGCAAGACTATTACATGGCTAAACACTCTGAAAAATGGGAGTATAATTACCGATTAGGTAAGTACAGAGAAGTAGATGCTACTATAGAGTATACACGCATGATTCTACATAGAGAGTGGTTTTCCTTAGAAAAAACAGAAGACAACTTTGTAATGTGGGAATGGGTTTATTTTGAACACATTGAAAATTTAGGGGAGTGTTATATTGTTGAAGGAGACAACGCAATGGGTTGTATAAATTCCGATGACAATAAGTTTTTCTTATTTGTAAACTTTAACGAAGAAACTGAAAAGTGGGATGATGCTTTAGTATTGTCTGACATACACAAAATCCCTTCATTTCAAGTAGACTGGAGGTCTAACAAGTAAATTAATTAAAACCAAAATCACATGAAAAATCAAATCAAATTTTCAAAAGGTATTGTTGAAGCTGTAGTAGACAAAAACCAAAACGCTGGTATTAACATATTGTTAACGCCAGAAGACATAAAAGCATTTGCAACGCCAAAGGGTTATGTTCCTGTATCTATAAGGTTAGGCGAGAACGGTAAGTATTACGCTTTTAGATCAACACAAAGAATAGCTCCTGTCAAGGAAGATATTGTAGATGATTTTTACGATCTTGCAAGAATATCTGTAGAGGAAGCTAAATACCAAGATTTAGATGCTGTATCTGAGTCTCTTCATCAGAATGAATATAAAGAGTCAGTTCATATAAACGACATTATTAAGTCTGTTACTGAACAATATATTAACGATAAAAAGTAAATTATGGACTACATTATTAACGGAGTATTTTGCCTAACTTTGGCTCTTGCCATTTATAATACTATGATATTCATAGTTGACGCTGTAAACGCCACTATAGATGGTATAGAGAATGGTGAGGCATTTATAGACAATAGACACTTTATATTAGGGTGGTCACTTGTATTATTAACTTACTTTATAAAATCAGTTACATTATGAAAATAGGAGCAAAATTAATAGATGTCAGAAACATGACAAATGCAGAAATAAAAAACGAAGGATGGGATTATATGTGTTCAGAACTAGATCTCATTAAAGTTTTAGTCTTTGACGATGGGAGCGTAATATATCCATCTATGGATTACGAGGGTAATGGCCCTGGAGCTATATTTGGCTACACAAAGCATATTACACGAAAGAATGGTGTAAAAAACAATAAAATTGAACATTTTGCAATTTGATTGAAGTAGTAGCAATATCGTATGAAGGAGCTTTACGTCAGTCTGGGTTAGATCAAGAAGTCGTTTACGAATCTTGCATTCCAGATAAGGCAAACTCTGCTATATGGATACAACGCTTACAGCGAATAAACAGAAATATAGGCATGACTCCTCGCCTACGTGGGTTACACGGTGAAGTTAAAATCCGATACGGAAAGCTTCTTATAGAGGATTACAATAACTGTAAATCTGGTTACATCGTTATGGAGCTTTCTGGTGCCGAGCTGAAGCGGTACAAGGAAGAAAATGGCTACAAATGGAGCCGACAAAAAGTCTTCAGATTTCTAACCTTAAAATAACCATTATGTTTAAGAAAATTATGTCAAACTCCGTGTCTAGACTATTGTTTCAGGCAGGGGTAATTTACGCTGGCCTTGCTTTCATGAGCCAAATGATTATGGTGATTACAGCCATGTATGCGCCATACGTTATTGGTGCTTTATTAGTTATCATATCTGTGCTAAATATTAAGCTACAAGACTTGTCTAAATAACTAATAATCACTATCTTCACATGCCATGAAAAAATCAAAAATTGATCAAATTTGCGAAGAAGTAGCTTACGACTTACAACTTGACAAGAAGCTTGTTAAGAAAGTAATTCAAGAGCTCTTTGTAGAAATTGCATCTAATCTTGTTTTTAAAAAGAAGCATATTCTATTAAGAGGCTTTGCAAAGATAGTAATACAAGGAATTGCTAAAAATAAATATAAACCTTTTGATCCTATGGAGTACGAAACTCGTACTGAAGAGGATTGGAAAAAACAACAAAAAAATGAGTAAAGAACGAGAAGAAGCTTTAAGACAGTTAAACAGATCAGAAGAATCATCAAGCGATACTTTTGAGTCTTGGATTGTTGACTTGACAGATCAAGATCAACCAGATACTTGCAGTATTGATGACGAAGATTGTGAAGCCTGCGGATCTTAAAGTGCTACCGCACTACTATTTACTTAAACTATTTATTAATCCCTTAAAACCAAAATCATGGGAAAAACTAAATCAGAAGTTCTAAACGAGCTATTTAAAAAGTGCAACCTTACTAACGAGGATGTACACAAACACAAATTCTATACTATCATCACAAGATCAGGTATAGAAAAAGTTCAGGCAGCATTTGGTATTGACGTTGAGTACAGCGTTGAAAACCTATCTGCAGACCATAAATACTGCCTAATTAAGGCTAAAGGTATTATGGGTGACTCATGGACTGAGACTTATGGCGAATCATCTCCGTCAAACAATAGCAATGCCTATCCTGTTGCTATGGCCGAGAAGCGTGCTTTATCTCGTATTGTCCTTAAGTTAGCTGGACTATATTCTCAAGGAGTATTTGGTGAAGATGAATCAGTAGATTTTGCTGCGTCTAACAACCCTAAAAAGACTCTTGACGACAAAACCTTTCAGGCTATGCTAAAAGCTACTAAAACAGATCCTCAGAGAGTTTTAGATGCTATGTGCAAGTATACGCTAACTCCTTCTCAAGAAGAAGAGTTGACCTCTGCTGCAAACGCTGAAATTTAATCAATTAGTAACTTACGGAGGGGAGAAAATCTCCCTTCCTTTTTTTCACCGAGCCATAAACTTACAAGGCTCACAAATCATTTATTATGTCAAATTTGCAAATTACAGGAACAATCAAATTAATTAACGAAGTACAATCAGGTATTTCTAAAACAACTAACAAAGAGTGGAAAAAACTCAATTTTGTTATTGAAACTAAAAGCGACTACCCTAAGTCTGTTGCATTTACAGTATTCGGAGGAGAAAAGGTAGACAACTTTGTTAAGTACAACAAGGTTGGTCAAACAGTTGACGTTAGCTTTGATCCAGAATCTCGTGAATACAAAGGGAGATACTACACAGATCTAAACGCTTGGAAAGTTTTCACTAATAAAGGTGAAGAAACTAGCGCACCAGCAGGAAACAACGCTCCTGTTGACGCTGGCGACATGCCATTCTAGTATAAATTTACCCCTGAAAGGTTCGCCAAGTAGGGGGTAATTTTATTTTCCTATATTTGTACAAACGCAAATGATGGAAAAGAGAACATTTTTTATTCCATTCAGTACGCCATCATCTAAAAATGGTAAACGCTGGACTGGAAAACACATGATCCACTCCAAAACAGTAATGAACTACATTAAGAATACTAAGCCGTATTGGCAAGAATATTCAGAAGAGTTTAGGGCTATTATGGATGGGCTACAAAAACCTGTAAAAATATCGTTTAAATTTATTAGAGGAACTAGACATAAGTTTGATTACGTCAACCCCTTACAAACCGTTCAAGACCAAATGGTTATACATGGATGGATGGAAGATGACAACTGTGATCAAATTATACCTAGCTTTGAAAAGTATGTTTACGATAAAGAAAAGGCAGGGTGTTATATAACCATTAAGAAAACCAATAAACCAATTCAAGATGAATCAGGAACTAGTAATGAAAACTCTGGGTAGAATCCTTAGTGATGTTAAGTTTCTTATGGATGCTGTAGTTAACGACTATCAGCCAAAAGAGAAAGCTCCTAATGAGTATACTAAAGACTTTATGGATTTCTATAAGGCGTATGGTATAAATAAAACTAAGAGCCAATCTTTTGCTAAATGGAAAAAGCTAAATAATCAGCAGAAAGCTACGATTATGGAGTTAATACCATTGTACCATAAAGCTTTTGAGCCTAAATTCAGAAAGTATCCTAACAACTTTTTATCAAACAATTGTTGGGAGGACTACTTGTATTTGCTTGAAACTAACAAGCAATCAGAAGATAGGGCTAAAAAGATAGCTAAAGCTCAAGAGGATCGTTTAGACGCTTACAACTTCTAGTATGGATTATAAAATTAATTCTAAAGAAGAAATCTCTGAGTATCTGAATCATGTTTACAAGAACGGATACAACAAAGGATTATCTACAGGAATACCGTGGCTAGACAAGCACTACACTTACAGGAAAGGTGAATTAGATGTTATTACAGGCTTTGCCAATATTGGTAAGACCACAGCAATCTTTTACCTTATGATGTTAGCATCAGTTAAGTATAAGTGGAAGTGGCTATGCTATTGTCCAGAAAACGAGCCAGTAGGTGAGATGGTTATTGATCTTGCAGAAATGTTTATAGGAATGACTGCCGACAAAACAAAGTCAGAGCGCATGGATAGATCAGTATTTGATGCTGCCTGCGCTTGGGTAATGGAACACTTTAAAGTAGTTTCGTTCCCTACAACGCCAACAATCTATGATGTTCTTGAGGTTTTTCAAGACGAAATAGATAATGGCAACTTTGACGGTTGTTATGTTGATCCTATGAATGACTTAGCTATTAACAGATCAATGAGTAAGTACGACTACTACTATCAGGTATTGTCTGACATACGTAGATTTAAACAGAAAAACTTTGTAAAGTTTATACTGGTAACTCACGCTGTTACTAAAGCAGCTAGAGAACGAGGAGATGACGGTAATATACCTGCACCATCACACTACGATGTAGAGATGGGTGGTATGTTTGCCAATAGAACGGACAACTTTATAGTTGTACACAGGAATCCTAATTCTGACGATTGGAGTGATACACAGATTCATGTAAGGAAGATTAAATTCCAGAAGCTTGTAGGTATTCCAACGCAGGATAACGAGCCTGTAATACTCAGATTCGAGCCTAGACTATGTAGGTTTAGATCTTTAAACAAAAAGAAAATGGTGTGGGAAGATGTTCTAGAGCAGAATACCATGGATTTTATGAGTAGCCATAAGGTTAAAATAGAGCCAGAAATCTTCGATAATAATAACTTACCCTTTTAAAAACAAAAATCATGGGAAAAACAAAAGAGATCACAGAAGATCAACAAAAAGCTTTAGACGCTGAAAAAGCATTTAGAGAGTCGCCATTAGGGCAAAACATTACTCAGTTAGAAGATCATGTTGCTAATCATTTAGTTGACATGCTTGACGCTGTTGGTGTTGGAGTAACAGACGACAATAGAGATGTTGTAATGTCTAACTTTATTGCTGCAGCTCACGCTGCTGGAACAATTCAGAAATTAGTTTGGGAGCAATTAGACTTCGAAGCTAAACAAAGAAATCTTCAGCAAGCCGCTCCTTCAGCTCAAACTGAAAAGCAAGCTAGAAAAGCTGAAAAAAAAGAAGCAGTTAAAAAAAACAGGCCTAGAGGTAAAACTTCTATGAAAAAGGCTTAAGTTTTATTAACAAAACTTTTTTATTACAGAAAAACTACTATATTTGTTATGTGATTTGGTTATTACATAATGTAATTGGTTTTAATGGTTAATTAGTGAGAAGGGGGCTTTATGCTCCCTTTCTTATTTTAAAACAATTATTATGCAAGAAACAAAAGATCAATTCATTGAAAAGCTAAAAGACGATAGCTTTTACTATTCAGACAAGTCGCATGTAAGCTGCTCTATGCTAAAGCACTTGCTTAAATCTCCTATACACTTACAGATGTACTTAGACAATCCTCCACCATCAACGCCTGCTATGGCTTTTGGTAGCGCATTGCATTGTCTGTTGTTAGAGCCAGAAAAGTTTAATGATGGCTTTTACATATACGACACTAAGCATAGACCTGAAAAGGATAAGACTATGGCCTCTAAGGCAAACAAAGAGTGGAAAGCAAAACAGATCAGAACATCTTACGCTAAAAATCAGATATTAATAACGTCTGAAGACTTAGATAAGATAGATGATATGATTAGCTCTATGACTAAACACGAAGATGTTAACAAGATACTAAGCACTTGCGAAAAAGAAAAAGCAATTGCATGGTCTAATATTGTTAATGACTCTACAATAGACTGCAAAGGTAAAATAGACTTAGCTACCTTTGATTACATAGCTGACGTTAAAACTACGGCTGAATTTGGAGGTATTGACAAGTTTAGGTACGATTGCAAAAAGTACCATTACGACATGCAGGCTGCGTTTTATTGCGATGCACTAGGCTTAGATCAGTTTAAGTTTATTGTAGTTGGCAAGAACGATCCTTATGACGTTGGTATATTTGACGTATCACCAGAGTTCTTAGAGTCTGGAAGACAGAAGTATAAGTATGCGCTATCACAATATGAGAAATATTTCATATCTTGCGCCAAGAATATAGATAACTATATAGAGAAAGGAACATTGTGAAGAAAGAATATAACAACTGGTTAAAAGAGAACAAAATGCAATCAACCTACCATTCGTGTGAGGTTACTAGAGGAATGATAGACAAACTTCTATCTTTAAATGCTTCATTGCAAGCAACGCTAGGAACCGATTCTACAAGAGAAGAAAGACAAATCGTGAAAGCAAAAACTGAAAAGTTAATGAACGAAATCAAAGAAATTGATCCGTCATTTCACGATATTATTAATCTAAACTAAAATCATGGCAAATCATAGGATGCGTCTGACTCCAGACGAAATTGATATTATCAAAGAAATGAGAGCTCAAGAAATAGCTTTTAATGCAAATGGTAATGATCAAGTATCAAACGTGTATCTTGACTATTTAAAGGAAAGATCAATCGACCCTCAAGATGTAATTTCTGTAAAACATTGGCAATCCGCAAGCGGTGAACCTAGGTTTTCTATAGTTACAAAAAACGATTCAGGAATAATGAAAGACTCAGAGAGGGCTAATCTTCTCTCTAGTATTGAAAAAGTTATTAGTAATCATAAAATTTCATATCCTGAAAAAGTTTACGACAAAAACTCACAACACTTACTTGTAATTAATCCAGCTGACATTCATGTTGGTAAACTAGCAATAGCTAAAGAAACTGGAGAAGAGTACAATAAAGAGATTGCAAAACAAAGAGTTTTAGAAGGTATTAGAGGAATCATAGATCAATCTTCTGGATTTACAATAGATAAGGTATTATTTTGTATTGGTAATGACGTACTACACGTAGACAACGTATTTAATACAACTACAAAAGGAACTCAACAAGATCAACACGGAAAGTGGTGGCAATCTTTTGAGCTTGCTTTAGAGATTTATGTTGCTGCTGTAGATATGCTTTTACAGGTTGCTCCTGTAGATTGCGTACACTCTATGAGTAATCATGATTATCAGTCAGGATACCATTTAGCACATTGCTTAAAGTCATGGTATAAAGACTGTAAAGATGTTACTGTAGACGAAGGCCCTGCCTATCGTAAATACTACAAGTATCATAACAACATGATAGGACTAGAACACGGAGACGGAGCTAAAGCTGCAGACCTCCCTTTGTTAATGGCTCAAGAAGAGCCTAGTATGTGGGCTGACTGCCAACATAGAACTATGTTCTTGCATCATGTTCACCATAAAATCAAACTTAAATTTCAATCTGCTAAAGACTATATCGGTGTTACCGTGGAGTACATGAGAAGCCCATCTGGTGCTGATTCATGGCACGCAAGGAAGGGATACAAGGGAGCGCCTAAAGCTGTCGAAGGATTCTTATTCCATAAAGACAACGGTAGAGTTGCTAGTTTAGTATACAATTTCAATGAGTAGCATAGAAAACAAGGTCTGCATAAAGATTTTAGACAGAGCAGAGGTTGGAGAGAAAAAGTACAAAACCACAATGGAGCGTACTGATCTCTCCGAGCTTGACTGGCTTATACACGCGCAAGAAGAAGCTATGGATTTAGCAATTTACTTGGAAAAATTAATTCAAACTAAGCAAAATGAAAGCTGTAATAAAGAACCTTCTAGATGTTTGTGTAAAAAGAAAAAAAAGCCTTAATGTACTAAGGAGGTTTTTAAGTATACACTACAAGATTAACATTTCAATTAACGCATTAACCAAACGACTAAATTATGAAAAAAACAAGACTACAAGAACTCTTTGATGAGTATGCTTTTTGGTATCACCAAGAAAAAACAGATCAAAATTTTGGAGACAGACAAGATGAACCAACATTTAAAGAATGGTTTAGCATGAAAGTTAATCAAACTGAAAATGTTTCATCTTTAGTTTTTCCACCAGAAGAACAAAATGTAATTAACAGATTAAAGTAATGCAGGTAGCCGAAGAAAGCTTAAAGCTAATAAGGCAAATGCAAACTAGCAGCAAGGAATCTGCCTGCATGAATGCCTATTTCGATGCTCTAATGGAGATAGAAGAAATGAAGAAAGAGCTTAGTAATTTTCCTAACAAAAATCACAAGAATTACAAGCTAAAAGAAAAAAGGGTTAAAATCCTTGAAAGCTCTATACAAGAATTTTATGGTTGCTACTTTAATATGGCCAAATATAAAGAGGCTTATGCAAAGTGGAAACATGTAGCAATTCAGAAAGAATACGAGCTTGTAGAATTTATGAGTAACAATGTATAAAAATGGGGGGCACAAAGCCCCCTTTCTTATTTAGAGTGAGATCCTCCGAAGAAGAAATCAATTATTGTATTTACTTTACTTGACATTGCTCCAAATACAGTACTTATAAATCCAATTTCATAATCAGATAGATCTAGAGAGTTAAGCACAAAGTATTTAAACATTGTGTATGAAAGGAAAAAGTAAGCTATTGTAAAGATTACTGCTAATACCTTTTGTATAATAGCATCATCTTTATATATCTCTCTCGCACTTTCTCTGTCTTTAACTTCAAGGGCAAACATTTCTTTTTCATGGTTTTTAGCCACTTCTTCAAACTGCTGCTTAAGTTTAATGCGTTCTTCATCTGTAGTAACTACTTCGTCAATAATAGTAGAGGCTTGCCCTACAAGATTTTTTATAATACTTTTTATCATAACATAATAATATCTGGTGCATATTTATACCTTGTGTCGCCATCTTCATCTTTGTAGGCAATCAAGACATCTTTTCTATTTTTCTTTTCTCTTAAAGAAATGTGAATCCAAGAATAATCAAACTCATTAATCATTTGATCGAACTCTATACCATTGTCAATGATCCAATCAAATAACTTTTTATTATTCATTTCTCCGTTTTCCCAAAACTGAATATCCACCGCTTCGCCTTTACAATGCTGGCTTTTGTTACTACCACCAATGGCACGATTGAGTGAAGGGCTGCGATAACCAGAGCTAATGCGAATAGGACCGAGAGCATCTCGCATAGGTTGTAACACTTCCCTAACGATGTTTTGAATGTTTTGTAAATGTTTTTTATCTGGCGCATTGTCTATACCTAATCTTTTAGCTGTATTGCTATGCGTTATTTCAGACAATACAAAATTCTTACTTAATCTCATCTATTTGATTTTTTGCTTGATTTATTTCTAGGTCTTTTACAACTGTTCTTAAATAATCTACTTCTTTTTGTAAGTAAGAGATTCTAAGATCTTGTTTTGCATCGTCAGGCAATGCACCCATTTCTCCACGAGGCCATTTAATTCTAAACTCTTCGTTAAGTTGTACAGCATCTTGCATACGAACTACATCTAATTGTAATTGCGCTATAGAGGCTGTAAGCGTAAACCATATACCAGCTAAAGACACTATACCAACAACAATGCTGACAAGTGTTTTTACATCTAAATTTATTTTAGATCCTTCTGATATATTAAGTTTATCTTCTTCCACAATAAAAGTAGCTAAGTATTACCGTTGATAATACTACTGAGGAGCAAATTGCGATCATAATTTTGGTTTTTATAGTTCATTTATAGCTGATTGTACTTGTTCTCTGGTTGCTGTCACTTTTAGCATTATATTAGGACTGTACCTAAACCTTTCTTCTCCGTTCTTAAACACTATTAAAGTTGGAGTTGCAGTAACTTTATATTCATCGAGCATTGTTCGATCTCTGTTAACTACGTACCTGTATGCTTTACAGTTAGTAAGTTCAGGTAAAAATAAAATTTCGTTTCCTCTATTCCATCCAGACCAAAATTCTACTACTACTACACCTCTTCTTATTTCCCAATGAAATTTATTTGTTGAAAGATATTCTTGACCTTTTGCCTTTAAAGGTATAAGAGATAATAGTAATATGAGTAGAATTTTACTCATAAAGTTTTTCTTTAATTAGCTTGATGTCGTCTTTTATCTCAGTAACATCTTCTTGTGTAGACATAATAGTTTGTCTAATAAGCTGATCCTTCATATCAAACTCTATCCTTGTAATTTCAGGATCTAAAGGGGCTGGTAATTCTTTTGCTTCTGCAATATCAGCTTGCAAGCTAAACCACATCCCAGCCATTGTAAAAAGTAATACTGCTATTGTTCCGAGAAGCTCAAGGCTTACACTAAAACTTGTATCTTTATTTAAATCTTTCATAGTACATTAAAATATACGACAAATATAGCAAACCTTTATCAATTTTGATGCATTACCATTTATTTTTTGGGCAAGTAGTATTTAAAGATTTTGATTTAAGATTAATACTGCATCCACATAAAGAGCAAAACCTTCCTTTTTTGTGTTTGCAAGAATTACATATTAATAATCTTTTTTTAGATATTATTTTGCTTTTCTTACTAGGAAAGTAATAGCTTTTAAGCCCACTTAATATTTCTATTATTTTTTTAATTTTATAAATCTCTTGTCTTTATTCCACATTTCTTGAATTATTTTATCACCCAAATCTGGCTCATCTTTTAGATCTATTTTGTCGCAAATACATTTATTTTTTGAGCAACACCACTCGTGATTTAATCTTTTAAGATTTTTTAATAAATCTTTCATTAATAATCATTATTTAATTTAAATTTTCCATACATCCAAGTTTTAACATCATCACCTTTAGTTAAAACTAATTTATGACTATAAGATCCAGGAAGTATAGATAAATCAGTTGGACTTAATTTTATAGTTATTCTTCCTGTTGCATCTAAGGATGAACTACCGCTAAAAGTTGTAATTCCTGATCCATTTGTTTTAACAATATGATCCGTATTATCACTAAATATTTTAAAATCTACAGTATAACTAGTTAAGTTAAAAGGAGAGCCAGAAGAGTCTGTGATTACAAGATTAATAGTTGAAGAGTTATTTTCTCTAGCAATTATATCTATTTTTTGTGCAATGTCTGTGTTTATTGTTGCCATAATTACGTTAATTCACCTGATGTTGTTCTACCCATTTGTGTATAATCAAATTCTAATACTGCAGTCACATGGTATGTTTGAGTACCACCTGAATCTGCTCCGTCTTGTATACTAATTAATACCAAGTCCCCAGCTTGAAAATGTTCTGCTGTGTCAAAATAAAAAGCAAATACCTCAAAATCGTCATAGTTAGTAACAGTAACAGCTTCTGCTTCTTGTTGAGATTGACTTTGCATATACCCTGCGTTCTGCGAATAAACCCTTATAGTCATACTGCTATTAACTGTTCTATTACCTACTCTTACATAAACACACACTACTCTTCCGTTGGCTGGTGTTAAGTAGTTAGTGTCCTGAAAATCGGAATTTGTACCGCTAGAGTTTTCATGTTGGTCTCTCCACGAAAGATAATGCTGGGTTGTACCTATATCATCTACAAAACTTAAATTAAATTGTTGTTTAACTTTATTTTCCGTAATAACTTTTTTACCTTCAATAGTAACTTCCCCTGCTGCAGACCTTGCTATAGTTGTATCAGTTGCGTGTCCAAGCTCTATATTCGTTGTAATGTTTAAGTTACCAGAAACAGTAGTCAAAGAGCTAGAGCCATTACCTATTGTAACATCAACCTCATCTTCAGCATCGCCATCTTCAATTTTAAAACCTGTCACCATTTCGCCGTCATGGGAGGCAACTTGAAGTCGAATTTGTCCTCCTTCATTGCCTGAAGATGTTTCTTCAGTTAACCCTAATATTCTAGCGTATACAGTTTCGCTTCCACCAGAATCTTTAGCATTAAAATCAAATCTACCTATGTCAGAATTATCTGAATTAACAGCGCTTCGAAAAAACTCAAACACTGGCGCGCCGTGAGTTGCAGTCTGCGTATTTTGCTGTAAAGTAATAGCAGGTTGACCTAACTGACTACCATACATAGTCATTACACCGCTTTCGTCTATTACAATTATATCGTCATCTCCTCCTGAACCACCTCGTTGTATTTTTAAGTCTCTATTATTATTGTTATTACCATCAATAATAAGATTTATATCGTTTTGACTTCTTATGTTAATGTCGCCATCAGTGCCGTTACTCCATAATTGATTTGTATATATAGTGCTAGAAGTTTCCAAGCTACCAGTTAAGGTTGTAGTACCTGTTCCAAAAGTTAGAACAGAAGCTGAACTAGTACCCTTAATTTGATTGCCTTTTACCGTTAAGTCTCCTTCAATAACTAAATCTCCACTTTGATTTAAATTAGCTATTTCTGTAAAAGTGCCATATGCACCAGCATCTCTAAAAGAAAATGATTGAGCAGTTTCATTATTATCTAAATCTAGAGTAAACTGTATATTACCACCAGCCGTTAATGCAAAGTCTCCGTTATCATACCCTGATATAAGATTAGTAAATAATCCTAAAGGTGTTGTTACAACATCAGAAACGCTAGATAATATTACGTTTCCGCTAGACCCTTTTATAACGTCATCATCAATTTTAAGGTCTCCGTCTATTGTAATATTACCAGCGGCTGCTATAGCCGTGCTTAAGTTTACTGACTGCGATAGATTAAGAGCGTTTCCTAAAAATATATTACCTTCAGTTAAAGCAGAATCATTTGTAGCTCCCGTCTGTACGCCGTCTAGTTTTGTGTGGTCAGCATCTGTAAATACATTTGAGTCTGATGCACTTTCTACTAAAGTTCTAATTTCACTCGCAGTTTGGTCTGCTGTAGCATTGCTTTCTATTCCATCTAGCTTTGTTTTGTCACCATCTACAAAAGCCCCTTCGCTTGGTGGCTGCTGCGCTGAATCAGCTAGCAATCCTTGAGCTGCTGTTGCATAGTCTGAAGAGCTAAAAGATTTTACTTGATCAAGATTAGTAACCTCAAAATCCATAAGGGCTCCAGAGGCTTGCACATTAGTTGAATCGGTAACATCTGCATTAGTTTCAACACCATCTACTTTTGTTTTAATAGCGTCTAAATCTACATCATTACTTACCGATATGTGTTCAACTTTACTTTGATCTTGTAAAGAATAGCTTAATTTTGACGAATTGTTATTTATTTTAGATATTATATCTACATCATTATAAAGACCTCTAACGTATAAATTACCAGCTTGTGTTATTCTTAAGTTATTATCTTCTGTAGTGTTTTGTATTATTAATTCGTCATGACTTTTTATATGAACGCTATCATCTGAAGGTCCTTCTATTAAGGAGGGGCTAGAACCAGAAAGTTCTAAATGGTTTACAGTAACAGTTCCCTGAAGAGTAACATCATTTTCAATCACGTCACCATCTACAGAGTTATCTGTTAACTTAACTCTAGTAATAGTATTATTTTCTAGTTGAGCTCCTTGCAATGAGTTATCTTGAACTTCATTAGCTGTAATTAAATCACTAGATAATAAAGATCTAGTTATTGAACCGTCTTCTATTAAGTCAGCGTTAATGCTGTTGTTTTGAATTTTATCAGATCCAATACTATTATCTTGAAGTTTAGAGGGGTTTATAGTTCCTTCTTGAAGTAAAGATCCACTTATAGAGTTTGAATCAAATAAAGAGCCAGTTAAAGATCCATTTTGTATTTTACTAGCGTCAATAGCATCTTCTGCTATCATAGATCTTGTTACTGTTTCATTACCAGATATGCTACCTTCAGCTCCTTGCTCTCCAGTAGGTCCTTGCTCTCCAGTAGTAACAAAATTAATTACAGGATTTACATCTGCAGTTCCTGACACTAACCCACCGTCAATAACCTTTATATTTACAGTTGGATCATCCTGAGTTTGTAAGGTAATATTTGTAGTTGAATTACTCACTATATATCTACAACTTTAAATTTACCAATCATTATTGTGTTAGTTTCATTGTCTCCATCATGCCAAACATATAGCTTGTATTTATAAGATCCACTTCTTATGCCCATGTGGCTTGCATTTACTTTTATCTCTATTTCAGAAGTGCTAGCATTTACAGTTATTGTATCATTTACATAAGGATCTAAGGCGTCTGTTTCCGAAGTAAAAGATAAAATATTAACGTCATTAGCATCATAAATGTTTAACCTAGCTTTATAATTTTCACTATTACTTATACCAGTTAAATTATAAGCTGATCCGTCTTGTTTTGTTAATGTGCTTTTTAAATAAAAAGAATCGTTTCGCCTGCAAGTAATGTCTACAACACTTGCAATATCTGTAGATATTTTAGTTGCCATTATAATATATTTTTTGTAAAGATACTAAATTAATAAATATTATCGTAGTTGTAAAAAATGATCCTTATTTGATAATAAAATCCTGGCTTTAAATCTCCAACACCATTAAAGCCCCATTGTGGGAGGTATGCTTTACCATTTATATCTTTTAATATTATTAATGGATAATAATTGTAACCATAAGAATCTACCCCAGCAACGACATTAGACTTTTCGTTATGTTGTTTAAAAAACTCAATAGGATCTAACGCTGTCAATGATGGTATTCCAAAATTATACCAGTTAGCTTTTTCAAGTTCTATATTTCTTGACGCCATTATTTCCCACTTAAAGTCGTTAAATTGTTCAACTTTTTCATAAGGAACCCCAGATACTTTGTAATGAAATCCTTTTTTAGTTCTTATTTGATAACTTTGTCCGTGAGACATTGATCCTATTCCGTCAAAATCATATTCAGGAATATACACTTTTCCTTCAACATTTTTAACTATAACAATATTATCTAAGTATGCTTCTTTGTCTTTATAAAACCAAGGAATTTCATCATCGTAATTTTCATAACAAATATGCGCAAGAAAATTACTAATAGTAGAATTTCTAAAATTTACTTCACCAATGTTTTCGTACTTAATAAATATTCTAGTTATATCTAAAGGACAGCTAAATCCATCGTTTCCAGCATCTATTTTTCTATAGAAATTTTCATAACTAATTGCACCAACTCCAGGTATGTTTCCGTATAAGTTTTCAGAAACAAAAGTATTAGATAGATTTACAGACTCTTTTAATGAAATTATAGGATTAACTTTATTTTGCATATTAAAGTCTGCTACCTTAAAGTCAAGCTCTTCTATTTTTTTATGTAACAAATCTACTTTAAAACCCTCTTTACTTTTAATGTCCTCATTAATAGAGTCTTTTGATTTGTTATTTTTTACTAAGTTTTTTACTAAACTTTTTAAACCTAATGATTTAGTTGTAAATTTCATGCCTATAATCTTTTGTATCCTCAGGTGAAATGTTTATGTTTTCAACTACATGTTCAATATTTACTTGCGCAGTACTTCCGCTTGGTAACCCTAAATTAATTAAGTATTCTTTATTGTAAAATGTATTATAATAATAACAATATATTTCATCATTAACTGAATACCCAGTAGTTTCTGTAACAGTATTATCATCAATAGGTATACTTAACGAAAAAGAAACATGAAATTGAATATGATTTTTTGCATTAGAACTTTTAGTTTTGCAAATAACATCACCGTTTGAATTTTTAAATACAATTATAAAATCTTCTGTATAATCTAGCTTTGATATTTCATTATTCAATCTTAATAATAAAGAGTCATAATCATTAATATTATCACGCAAAGCACCTATAAAAAATAAATTGTAAAAATAATTTAAGCTATTGTTATTTATAGCGTTCAAAGCAGTTTCGTCAGAATGATCTTTGATAATATTTAAAAAAGATATTTTAACTTTAGTTTTATCAATGCTTTCTGGTAAGTTAGTAAAAAAATAATAAAATGAATCATTAAAAATAATTTCAAAATTAGATTCAGAAACAAAATCTTCCTCCATGTTTAAAACTGCTAAATCATTTGATTTAGATGTAGAAATACCCTCAGGCATATAAGGTCTAAGATTACGTTCATAAAAACTATTTTTAAACTTTTCTGGTATATTTCTATTTAATCTTTTTAAATACATATTAAGATATTATAAGCTCATAAGTGCTATGAGTGTTTTTCATTTTTACTTGATAACTCTGTCCTGGTTCTAAATCTCCAACACCATTAAAACCCCATTCAGGTAAGTAAGCTTGACCATGGTAGTCTTTAAGAATTATAAGGTCAGAAACTAAGTCCTCAAATACTAAAACCGCATCTCTAGACGACTCTATTGGCCAATTAATCAGATTCCATCCACTAGTTAATTTTAAAACAAAACGCTCACTAAAAATATCTCCTTTTCCTGTTTCTACTACATCTCCGTGAGGCTTGCTTACAAAAACTATTTCACTACCTCCAGATCTCCAATTTGGATCAGGTAAATATATTGGAAAATTTGCAACTGCTTGACTATCATATTTATAAGGAAAATAATTACTACTCCAACTAAATTCTCCTCCTTCTAAAAATTCATCTATTCTATAATTAGAAATTTGATGCTCGTTATTTATATTATATTCCCTCCATGAGTAAGGATGTCCTACAAGTTTATAAACAAATCTACCATTAACATATTGATAACGTTCATGCGGTCTGCTAAATAAATACTCTCTAGTACTTAAAGGATAATAATGCCCTGATTTTCCTTCAATAAATTCACGAGTTTCACTATATTGACTCATTTGTAATGAATCATCCGAAACAATAACCCTACCATCGCTGTTTACTGATATATTACCTTCACCATGTAATAATTCCAGCTCTTTAATTTTTTTCTCGTCTGGACTCCAGTTGTATGTATAAATAAGGCCTTCAACCTCAACTTGAAGCTCGCTAGCTGTAGAATTAGTACCATTATGACTTATAAGGTTTATAGATGGTTGACCAATAGGTTCTACATTTTGCATTTTAACATGAAGCCCTTCGTGAGGACTAATAGGCCCTATACCATCAAAATCCCATTCTGGAAGATATGCCTCACCTTGATTATTTTTAACTATTATTAATTGATCGTTATCAAATAATTTTTCAAGTAAATATCTAGTATTAAAAGTAGTGTATGTTTCTCCAAAATCAGTTACTGTAACCTTGTTTTCTTCAACATCTTCTAAATAATGCCATCCCCCACTTGTATCAGTAATTTTTATAGATAACACCTCTGAAAAATCCAAAGGAAAACCTTTCATATTCCACCCATTTCGGAATCTAACAAATCTTTCAACTACGGGAATTACATCTCCAGTACCGCTAGGAACTTCATCTATAAGGCTTGGAATAGTTACGGTGTACTCTCTGTAAGGATCAAGACCTTCTACTGTTGGTATAATATAAGTCCAAGGAACTTCATCTCCCTCAACATCTGCTATTGCAACTTCACTATCTAAACTAAAAGCCTTAATTAAAAATGGCTTTCTATCTTCATTTAAACTTTCATAAACGTCATTCCATACAACCTCTTCGTTTCCGCTAGAGTTTTCTCGTTTATATGATTTAAAAAGTATTTTATCATAATTTACAAATTTTTTATCAACTCTTCTTCTTAAGGCTACATCATAAATTTTATTTGGATTAGTACTTAAAGTCCCTATTGCACTTCCTTGTCCGTCATAAAGTTTACATCCGTAATAGTTTGTAAAATTTCTAAGATCATATTCTGTAGGGTATCTAACTGGTCTAACATAAGCTTTTGTGTTGTTTTCTGCTACAGGAACCGAATAAGGCCAAAAACTACCAGAACCAAATGTCTCACTTAAATAATCATAATCTCTTTCCATGTGAAAAAGTAAAGGCTGCCTTTTTCCGCTAGGATTAGTAATCGGGTGATAAGTATCGTAAAAAGTTGAAGTGTAATAGTTAGATCTTTGGAAATTTCCTGGATTGTAATATCTATCAATAGCTTGAATTGTAATTCTACACTCAAGTATTGCATCTCCACCACCCATAAGACCTGTTCCGCCACAGCTATTTGTTGAGGTTATAATAAATCTAATTTCATTTGTATCCTCATCTTTGTACCAAGCGTATCTATTTGTTGCGTGTTGAGCACCATTTTTAAAATGATTTACGTCACTTCTATTGTTTAATAATGTACTTGAGTATGAGTTACCAATTGGGTTAGGACTATCTGGGTGCGTTCCTGTATTTATTGTATTGCCTAGCCCATCTCCATTCCAAAAATCAATAATGTCATCATAGTCTTGAGTAGCAGTATATGTTCTATCTAAATAATAAAATCTATTTTCACACTCTCTTTGCTCGCTACCTGTCGCTCCGCTACTAAGCCATCCCCAAAATTGAGTAAAAACATTAGTATATTCAGCTCTTTCGTGCCACAACTCAAGCCTCATTGTGTACCCTTCTTTAATAGGTATAGATCTGTAGTAGTTTTGATCTTGATATTTCTCACTAAGACCTTCATACTCCATTGTTACAAATGCGTATGAATTATCTTTTTTACTTTCTTTTTTTTTGCCAGGATTTATTATTGTATAATATTCATTTAGTTCGCCTTCATTATTTTCATATTCTTGAATACCAACAGCTTTCTTTACCGCAACCATTTCATTCCAACTAGGAATAAACCAATCATCTTTACCATCGGAAGAATAATTTAAAGCTGCTTGAGCAGCGTAATGAGGATTATTATATACTTCAGCTAAACCTAAAGTGTTATCGTATCCACTAAAAATTAAAGAAGAATTTGATCCTTCGTATTTACTTAAAAAATCTAAATCTTTATTTCTTTTAATTTCATCTGTTTCATCCCAAATTAAATTGTAACTATTAACTGCTTCATCTAAACCGCCATCAACTTTACTAATTCTATAGATTACATAATCTACATCCCATTGCGTCTCTATACCACTTACGTTAGATATAGTGCCTTGAGCATTACTTATCCTATCACCAGCTTTAAGCCAGACAGGATCTAAATCGTTTTCAAGTTCAACAGTAAATGAATAAGCATTGCGATCAAACCCATCTGTTTCAAGTAAATCAAAGAGGCTTGCAGTATCAGTACTACTATAACTGTAGTGACCATGTATACTATACAAGTCTCCTCCAGTATCTCCCCAATAATCCTCTTCTTTTACTTTAAATGTATGTTCAAAAAAAGTTTTTTTGTAACCACCGTTTCCATCACTTTTTTTGTAGTCAATTACAACCATGTAAAGTTTAAGTCGGCTACTAGGCTCAATACTATTAATATCAAAAGAGTTTCTTGTTTCTGGAGTCCATATACTAAGGCCTTCTTTGCAGTTGTATGGATGAGCCTCTTTATTTGGATTAAGCTCCCAAGAATTATAATCGCTTATATAATTCCCATTATTGTCATAAACTTTATATGGATAAATTGCGAGATATGGAGTTAATTCAGGTGTAGTATTTTGAGTAAGAGAATTAAAATTACTTTCAGTTATAAAAGTAGGAGGAGTAAAATCAAGCGAAAAAGAAATACTAAGACGCTTTATCTCTGAAACTACATCTCCATCATCATTATAATCATAAACAGATCTAGAGCCCATACTAGCCCAAAAAGTGTGATAATAACCTGGATCAACATCTCCATAAGGAGTTTCAACAATGTAATTTTCTACATTATTAAAATAAAAATAACCGTCTCTATGTTCGTCTATATCTTGTTTTAAATTTTCAATATAATCTTCACCTGCTTCTCTAAATGTATCTAACTCTAATAAAATTGTTTCTACTCCAGAACCTCCTGAAATTATTTGTTCTCCACTTACTCTACTACTCAATCTATAAGCGTCATACTGAGGAACTACATTAAACTTAACTCTATGTATTGAATGGTCATAGTCATACTCTGGCTCAATAGGCTCTAGGCCTGCATAAAAAGATTCATAATCTCTATTTAAATTACCAGCAGTATAACCCCCTGTAGGAATATTTTGAATGCCACTTGTATAAAGACCATATTCATTACCATAAAGCATAGCTACGTCAAAACTAAAATAGGAGTAGTTATATTGAATATAATTATTATAATACCATTGACTTGTAGCTGATACTGTTCCGTCAGATTGGTGAGGTAATCTATTTATTATAAAAAATCCATTATTATTAAAATACTCAAAATCACCTGAAGCTATACTTCTATATGGAAATGTGTTTGTATAGTAATTAGCAGGTATTGAAACATGCAGGTCATAATGAGAACACACTAAAGCTTTTTGCTTGTCTTCTGTATTTCTTGGGGCATCATCCAAGTAAGCAATAAATCCGCCTAAATCATCACTAAATCCCCCAATTTCTGCGTTACTTTCCGAATAATCTAACCAATATGGCCCTCTATAGTATCCAGTATTTACTTCATAATTACTATCAGGCTCATTTTGAGAAATTCTAATATTTTGATTTTTCAATTTATTAAAACCATCCCACCCTAAAGGGTACCAACCAATAGTAAATTTAGCCTCTGCAAGACCAAATCTTTGAGTTTTTTCGTTGTGATAATAATAAACAGATCCTCTACCCTTATAAACTACATCGTCTTCATTATTAAACTTTTCAGCTCTTTGAATAGAATGATACCAACTCCCCCAGAAAAGAGCTACACCATAAACAGTCCTTATATAATCATTTAAGTTTCCTCCTGACCTTCTTTCTGTACTAAACATTTTAAAGTTATTTAATACAATTGGATCTGTAATTTTTAAGTAAGAATCTAAATCTTCTCCAGTTAAGTTTTCGCTTTCCCAAGTTTTATCATTATCATCAGGATGAACATGAAAAACCCCATTTTCATAATCATACTCGTTTCCACTATCTCTTATAGCAGAACTAAAAGATGAATAAGGATGTTGACTTAAAAATCCTAAAGTACCATTTTTGTTGTAGTTTTTAGAAAAATAATGTTCTTCTCTTTTGTGATATATTGAATCCCAATCTCTAGCTACTTCAGCCCAGCCTGCCTGGTCATTTACTTCGTAAACTACACCACCAAGCAATGGGCTTCTATATCCTACATATAAATCTAATTCTTCGTAAGAATAATCATTACACCTTAAATATTGAGAGGAAAGAGTGTCGTATAGATCAAGAGCTTCTTGATTGTTGTAAAAACTTAATTCGTGAAAAACTTCCTCCCACTCTTCTTGAGTTGGTATAAACCAATTATCCGCACCATCACAAGAAACATTTTCTAAGTTGTAATAGCTAGTAGTACGAGGGTGATTGCTTGATTCAAAATCCCAATCTATATTCTTGTATACAGTACCATAAAAATCTGCTTGACTTCTTCTTGGAGGCCTAACTGTTTGCCATTCAACACCGTTAGGGTCAAAGTCAACATTAACTATTGATGTTGGGGAAACATCCCATTCAGGGTGTCTATCTGCGTAACCTATATCTACAACATAAACAAGCTTTCTAACAGCGTCAATGTGGTATATGTATCCACCATTAAATATTTCTCCTACTTTCATAATTTAAATTATTGTATAGCAATTAAACTTCCAAATGGAATACCGCTAACAGTCATTATTTCAGAAGGAAATTCTTTACTATCAATTTCTTTTGTTTTATATAAAAGATTTCCTTTTAATGAAAAGCTTATTCTGTAAATTTTATCATCACCCAATTCTTTCCATAAAACTACTAATTCAGCCCTATAAAACTCTACTTTTCTTTCATAGGGTGTAAATTGTATTTTAAAATCTACAGTTGCATTTGGGTACAAAGTAAAAGATTGGTGAATTCTAAAATTGTATTTATTTTTAGCTAAACCAAAATTTTCATAAGTTTCATTGCCTGGCTTATATTTGTAATAAGGAGGGTAAGGAATATTAAATTCATCAGAAGCATTTGGCGTTTCGTCTTTTATTTCATTATTTGGATAAACAAATTGTGAAGTAGGTATTGTAAATGCAAAGTTAGTTATATTACTATGCTCTTGATAGTTGCTAATAATATTTCTAACATATACATTTACAATTCTTACATTAGTAGTTCCAATATTTTTTATCCCAGCTAAATAGGAGTTTCCAAAATTAGAATATCCAGCTGCTCCCCAAAAATTACCATATATAATTTCAGGTAAAAAAGACATTAATCAATAGATAAGTTTGGCATTTCTATAACTTTATCATTTAAATCAGGATATAAAACATCTCCTTCAGTATCAGTAATAGCTATTTCTGCTACAGCTTCTACGTTAACTGCAATTAAAAATTTTGAAACTTGAAGCCTAGAATGATGATGCACATTAGTGCTACTAACAGCAGTATTAACTAGCCCTGTATTGTCAGTAAAATAGAATGTATTATAATAATCTGCAACCCAGTAAGATACTGCTAATTGTACATAGTAAGTACCTTCATCATCTGCAGCAACATTAGTTGGTGTTAAATCAAAGGTAATATCAATATAATTATCATCAATTCCAGTAATAACAAGCTTTTCATCTGCGGCAGTATCGTTAGTAGATGAAAAATTATCTCCGTTATTTAAAGTTTCAACAACCCATTTTTTATTAACGTCTAATCCATTAGCCCTATTGTAATTATAAACATCTACTTTGTCTTGATCTTGATAATGTTGTTGTAGTTGTTTAGTTGTAGAAACATCATCTGGTATATGCCCTACAGGAACAGAGCTACCATATCCACCCATATTATTATCTTCAACCCACTTAGTACCACCATTTTTATAGCCTTTATTGAATCCCCATGAGGGTGTTGCAGAATTTGAGGTAGGTTTGTAGGTTTTATTTGTATCGGGCATTAACGCATCTAATGTTCCCTGATATGAATCAGGACTATTCTGAGAAGCAACCCCTTCTAATTTAAATTCTTTTTCTAATAAGTTTACACTTTGTATGTAAATCGGATAATCTCCAGTATTATGAAAGTACAACCTACCAACAGATCTCCACTTCCCAGTATTAGGGTTATAAGATGCTGAAGGTAGACTAAAGTACCTTGCATCAATTCCTTTAACTGTTTTGTCTGTATTTAAATAATACTGATTGTAAATTACATCACTACCGTTATTGTACCTAACAAAATTATTTTTTGGATAATTAGAGTAATATCCACTTTTAGTGGCAGGTATCGAACCAGTAGCGCCAACACTAAAGTCACCGTTAGTAGGATCCCACCTAGAAGTGTCATAATTCCAGCATTTAGGCTTTAATATTTCAGTAAGACCAGCTCCATACCAACTACCCTCAGTTGAAAAAGGTCTTGTATTTGAAGATAAATCTTGTTGATTAGTTGAGCTTAGTGGAGTTGTACTATTGTAATGATACCAATCAGAAACTACTATCTCACTACATTGCATACTGTAACCTTTTGTAATTTGATCAGTAGTACCATCTGCAAAAAAATGAGATTTGTAATCTTGTGATACTCCATTTGAATTTTTTAAATCTTGGCCAGTAACAATATTTAAAACAGAAGGCTTTGCTTGATAACCTATTTTAAATTTAGGAGCATAAGTTTGACTTGTATACTTTAAATGCTGCCACACAGAAGTGTCTGAAATAACTGCGTGATATGTAGAACTATAAATACCAAAATCACCACCCCAATTATTTACTTTAGTAAGATCTCCAGAAGAATACATAGTACTTAAAGAGTTGCTTGGAGATACCAACCATTTTAATCCTAAATCTCTAATAACTTCTTGGCCACTACCAATAGCATAACCATTAAATCTGCTACTAGTAGTAGTTGAATCTATTGCATCAGTTGATGAAAAACCAGATCCATCAAGTCTTACGCTTGAAATATTATCTTCTGTAGAAAATTTAGGAAGGTGTGTCGCTCCATCATCACTTGCAATTTGAAAAGAATTTTGTATGTTAAATTCAGGTATCTCTAATTGAATGCTTGCACCATCACGCCCAGTAATTTGACCAGAAGAGTCTGTTCTATCAAATAAATATTGGCTAGCATATTGATTAAATTGCAAAGAAAAACCTATAGGAATACCTGCAGAACTTCTTAAAGCAAAACTTGTTGCTCCATTATCGTAACCTCTAAGAGCTGTTCCGTAATATTTATAATAAGTAGAATTATATCCAGCTAAATAATTACTGTACGAATCTTCATCGCCACTTAAATGTTTGCTATAAAAATAATCTCCAAAAGGTTGTTCATTGTAAGTTAAAATATCATAAAAACCACCAAAAGCAGAAAAAATAAAGTTTTTGTCATCTTCTGTTTGTTCTGTATTATGCCCATTTATAACGTGTGCAATTTTATAAATTACCCCAACAGTATGTTCATTTTTTGGATAAGTTTTATTATAAAATTTATCGTTTGGATATTTAAGGGCTGGAGTAGCATTTTGCGTGAACGTACTACCTGTTTGATATTCAAAGCTTTTAAAGAAAAAAGCATTATCTTCTAATACAGGGTTTCGATTAGCGTCATTACTTAAATCTGTTTCATTAATGTAATATGAGTTTCCAGGAGAAACAAATGAATTAGGAAAAGACTCTAAATAGTTTTCTGAATTAACACCTGCATTTTCATTAGTATCCCCTGAAAACACTCTAGCGTATTCAACTATTTCAAATCCATCTAAAGGAATATATTGACAAAGCCCATTTACGCTACTATGATCTCCAAATTTAAATACAAGATTTCTATTTGTAGGCAAGTATCCAACTGGATATAATCCAAGATTTAACAGGTATCCATCATCTAATATTTCTTGACCCTCACCAGTTTCATCAGCAATATTATTAGACAAATTCGAATTTGCAGAATTAGAGCTTGAAATAAATGAAGCTGTAACATCTTCTCCTTGAAAATTATCTCCAGTATTTATAGTCTGTAAAGTACCAGGGTCACCATAAAATCTTATATTATTTACAGCCTTACCTAAAAACTTTATCTTAACTAAATCATCATTATTTTTAATAGTTAGAGTAGGAACTTCACCCTCTGTTTCGTCATCAAATGTTGATGCACTTTCTGGTTCACACCTAACAATAAAAGAAGCATAAGAACCTCCAGGTATAGCGTTATTTTTTATAAAATCTGTTGTGTAAACTGGCATTAAGTGATCGCATCCTGATTGATTAAATTCTCCACCATCATCATTATCATCTGGATCTATATTACTACTATCCTCAATTGAACTTCCGTAACCTACAAAAGCTTCAGCTCCTGTACAAGAACCAGTTGTTGCGTGCGTAGTATTAGCAATGCCATACCCTGTATTAGTGGCATCAGAAGCAAGATCAGCTTCTGTTTTTAATTTATTATCACTAATAAGGCCTAACAAAAGATTTCCAGAATTATCCATAGGATCTATACTAAATCCTTCACTTGTAAATTTATCATTACCAATAATATCTTCTATAATAAGGTTTGAATTATTTTCTATACTTTTGTTTTTAACAACAAAAAGAAAAAAAGCAACTTGCTTAAAATTAGGTTTTGTAAACCTATAAACATCAAATAGCGTGTCTTTAAAGTCTCCTAGATTTAACTTCTCATTAGCAGATGGATTATCGCTTATTTTAGGGTAAATTGTAGCCATTATTTATTTTTTAATTTATTTTTATAAATGTTGAATCTGGCTCAAACCAAATTCTTTTTTTGTTTTCCGTATTAGGTATGCAAGACCCTATTGATCTAACCCATCCTCCAGACTTTATTTCTGACGGAGTTATGTGAAATTTATTATCTCTATCTAAATATAAAGTTCTTCCTGCAGTCCATTGCTCTATCATTTCATCTTCAAGATCAAAATAACCTCTACTTATTAATACCAAGTTGTTTTGAACGTGCTCTTGAAATATATATAAAGAATTAAAAGCTCCTTTAAATTCATCATTTGTATCTGCTTTTTTACATTTAGCTTTCCACTCATTTGCAGAACTAGAAAGGTCTTCTTCTAAATAAACAACGTCACCTGGTTGAAAGTTTATTCCTGAATCTACAAAATTTGGATACAAATATTTAAAAGCATCTAATTCATCATAAGTTTTATTGTTTAATATAGTTCCTAAAGTTATATTTAATGATGAACCTATGTTTATTACTTCAGCACTTGGAGTTGTATCAGATGTTAAGCTGTAATTTACAATGCTAGAATTTGGTATTATTGGGGCTTCAGTAGATGGTTTTGCAACTACAAATTCTTGAGACTTTGGTTCAGTATAAAAAGCAAGCCCATCAGGGTAGCCTTTTATTTCTAAAGTCTTATTTGCAACTTCAGCTTGTATACTTACGTTTAACGCCATTATACTTGTGTTATATCAGCATTTAAAATAAAATTACCATAAAGCCAAGTAGTGTATTCTGCACTAGCTTCATCTTCATCAGCTCCACTTACTTGCTTTCTTATTTGAAAATCATACTTGTAAGTTCCAGACTGAAATTTCATGTAAGTATGAGGAACAGTAATGTAAGCTTTTTCGTCATTTGCATTTGCAGTTTGTTGACCTTCTAAATATATAGCCATTGTACTATCGTTAGATCCTGTATAGTGACCTTCTGTACTACTATTAGGTACCTGATCTTCAGGGTGATCAGTACTAGTTCCTGAAGGCGCTAAATCTCTCCAATGATAACTATATAAATTTAAAACCTTTTCTCCTGAAGAGTTAATTATTGTCATTTTAGCCTGATATTCAGGTTTCCCAGAATCTCTAGTGCCATTCATAACTAGCAAGCCATTAGCATCTTTAACTTCTAATTGCAATTGAAAAGAGTCATTTCTTCTAGCTGTAATATTTAATTCTTTGGCTATGTCAGCCTTTAAAGTATCTGCCATCTTATTTTAATTTATACAAATATACGTTAATTATTTAATTATCTGTTCTATCTAAGACTTGAGCTGCAGTCCAACTAATACCAGTCAATCCACCTCTAAATTTTTGACGATCCATTGTCGCCATTCCTACAGCCATTGTTGCTCCAGACTCTACAATACCCCAAGACGCAGGTTCTGCTGCGTACTTAATTCTTCTAGGGTCTGTCATAAACATTATGTCATCTCTAGTGTCTGACGCTAATTTAGCTAAAGATCTTAACTCATCATCGTCAGAATCTCCAAACATCATAGATAAAGCAGTTAATGCAGAGACTACTTGCATACCTCTAAAGAAAGTTTTAACAGCTTCTTTTTTATGTTCAGGTAATGCTTTAAATCTTTTTCTAAAATCAGCAACTGACTCTTCTCCAGCCATTAATTGTCTTGCAAAGTCAGCCCCAAGAGAAAACGCTTCTCTGTTACTACCAGATCGCATTTCTCCAAACCTATCTATAGTTTCTTTGCTAAACCTTTCAGCAATAGATGTTGGCATCCATTTCTTAAACTGCATTAATGCTTTACCCCAAGAGTAAGTTGCAATACCAATTTGATCTACTTTAGAGTAACCATAACCCTGTTGTCTTGTTACATTGTCTACATACAAGTCTGCTTTGTCTTGCAAATCTTCAGGAATAATTCCGTCTTCACCTATTCTACTCCATTCTTCTTCAGTAAACTGAGATACAAATCCAGAACCTTGTATGTAGTGCTCACTACCAATATAAGGTGACATCATTATTGTATCAATTCCGCTACTGTCGTTACCTTTAATTAAATCGTAAGCAAACCTTTCAGGGTTAAGATTATTCTTAATTATAGCCCAAGCCTTTTTGCGTTGGCCCCAGTATCTAGCCTCTCCTCTAGCAAAATTCTTTCCACCTTTAGATCTAAACTCATTGTACTTACCAATCATTAAGTTTCCAAAACCACCGCTAAAACCAAGAGACAAATATCTTATTCTTGTTAGCTTCACAAGCTGGTGCAATGCGTTATCTCCAAGTCTACCTAAACCAAACTGACTATCTTTAAATGTGTAGAATCCTCTCTTCCAAACATTCTCCAAGTATGTAACAGCATTTTTATTGCCTTTCTTTTTATTGTACTCTATAACTCCATCTAATAAAGGTATCATAGATTTAAATCCTTTAAAGTTTTCGTTACCATAGGTAAACAAAGATGTGTTTACATACTGAGACAAAGCCATTGCAAGGTCGTTGCTACCAAACATAGCTGTAGAAACACCTCTTGACTTAGTAAATCTAGACATAAGATTAGTACCCATAGTTCCGTGTACTTCTTGTTCTGTCATAGATATAGCCTTGCCATCTTCATGCTTACCAGACTTAGCTAGTTTTTCAGCTCTTTTACGAATAACATCAAGCTTTGCTGCTGATTTGTATTGCTGAGAGTCAAAGAGTTTTTTAAACCCACCTTTAGCTCCCTTACTAGTGTAATATAAATATTTCCATTGATGGAAGGGTAATATCTCTGACTTACCTGTCATTGGATTTACACCTTTTACTCTAACGTGATTTATATCTCCAGTACCTTGTAGCATATAATCATAAAGACCAAACAAACCTCTTTGCTTAATAGACCCTGCAAGACCCATTTTCATGTGCGGTATATAACCTTCTTTAACTCTTTCTCCCAAAGCTTTACTTGTTATGTCTCCGTATTTAGATGTTGTAGCTTTAAAGAAATTGTAAAACTCTATTTCTGACTTGTTGGGTTTTGTTTTTAAGAAATCACTCATAGATTTAAGCTTCATTTCAGAAACTTTATTTCCACCTATATTAGTTTCTACAACGTCATACATGTTTCCATATAGAAGGTCATTCATTTTTTTATTTCCACCACCAGAAAACCAAATAGAAGCTTTTGATATAAGCTCTACAAACTTATTTCCTTCTCCTATATTATCTCGTATTAAATTTTTATTTAAACGATCAAGCTCTTTTTGGAATTTAATATTTTCATCCATAAACTTTCCGTACTCTTTTTCCATAGTACGCACAAGCTTTTGAATTTCTGGTCTATGCCCAGCAATATTATTTGACCCAAACCAAGCATGCAACCAAGAGATGTCTCCCTTATCAGTCCATTCTATTCCGTTACGAGAAGCTTTCTGACTCTCTGAGGCTCTTCTAGCAATTTCTATTACAGTATCACTATGAGCTTTAGATATTGCACTAGGATCAAGCTTTTGAAATAATAAAGCGTAATCTGTTAGACGATCTTCTGAGAGTGTTTTTAACTTCCCAGTTTGAACGATTGATCTGTCGAACTCCTGGGCTAAGTTAAAATTTACCCTATACTGTTTGTATAACTTTTCCAGACTTTCCTTAAGCGTGGGGTTACCCTCTACTTCTTTGTCTGTGTATCCTTTATCTTCAAGGTATTCTTGAAAAGTAAAAGGGGAGTACTTTTCAGAAAATCTTTGTCCGCTACCAGATTTAGTTGTGTTTAACTTCATCTTAGAACTCTTACTAATTACAGGGTTTTTCTTTATACCGTCAATTAGTGCAGTCCTAGCTTGAGAAGCTCTTTGAGCTTTTTTAAGATTACTAATTCTAGTTGGAGCACCTTTTTGAGATGTACCAATTAATTTATATTTACCATGCTTTTTAGATGTAGACTCCCAGTTCTTTGGATCAAACTTGCTAGCAGGCGCAGGAATCCATTTATAAACCATAGAAGTTTCTCCGTCTTGTATTTTAACATAGTGTGGAGAGTTAGTTCTAAGCGCTGATTTTTGTATGTCTGCTGTAACCTTTACAAGCTTAACATTTTCAGAGCTTCCATTTATTCTTCTTAAAGATTTATTTCTAGCAACCTTTTTACCGTCTTTAACGTAGAATCTTTCAGCGGTCTGAACTAAGTCAGAGTTTTCTACGATAATAGTGTCAGCAACTAATTCAGCATCTGCTATTGATCCGTCAATACCTTTAAGTATTTCTTGATGCTTAGAGTCTATTGATTTACTAATAGATATTAAAGTGTTGTCGTCAAACAATAGAGATATAGAAGAGTTAGTTAAACCACCCCCATTTAAGACTGTGTCAGCAGCTAAAAACATTTCTTGAGTCTTAGGGTCTAGTTTAGAAAAATCTTTCTTTATAAGCTCTATTTCAAAAGGCCTTGTAGCTTCGTTTATATAATCTCTATTTAAACTTAAATAATACTTGTCTGGAGCATCTTTAAATCCTTCTTGCTTTCTTATAACAACAGCATTTAAAAACTCATTGTTTTGCTCAGACGCTAAAGCTTCTCTCTGCATTCTATCAAGTTGAGCCATTGTAGCGTCAACATTAATACTTCCAGTCTTAGAGCTTGTTGCGTGCTTACCTAACGCTTGAGAAACCTTTGGTGAAAAATTAGTAATAATATTAAGAATATAATCATTTATTATTTTTGCTTGATCACCCTTAATAGATTTAAACAAATCATTACCTCCAGTCATACTCTTAATTAAATCAAATGTTTTGTCAGCGTGAGTAGTTCCGCTAATTTGATTTTTAGAGTAAATATCTATAGTAGTTTTTAGTCTATTATTAAATGATTTAATTATTGGATTATTACTCAAAGCTTTTAAAGCTGTATCTCCACTTATTGACGATTCACCACTTAAAAGGTTGTCAATATCCTCACTCATTTCTCTAGCTTCTTGAGCATTAGAAGGAACAGTTTTGTGCTGACCTAACAAGTTGTTTAGCTTATAAACGTCTTGACCTACTCCATCTAATTTGTGTAATAATTTTATAATAGAAATTTCATTATCCATTGCTCTTATATCTCCATCAACAATAAGGTCTGTATTTATGTCTATTGGAGATTCAGGATTTGTATTTAAATCTTTAACTACAGATTCAGCCATATCCTCACCTATAAGCTCTTTTAATGCTGACTCAGCAGCACTTGTATAAGAAAAGTTTCTATCTCTTAAAGCTTTTTTACCAGCGTGTTTAGCGTACAACTTAGCAGCTTTAGAGTTTAATATTAAATCTACTTGCGAAGCATTAAAACCAATTCTAGGTAGTATTGATCCAGCTACAATAGTTGCAGGATTTAAACCTAAAGTTGTTGCTTGCTGATTTTTAGCGTTATCTAAAACAATCTGTAAAGTTTTAGCTCCTTGGAACGCTAAAGAGTTTTGAGAATAATTCCCAGACCAGTCATTGTTAAACGATCTTTTAGCAACTCCGTTAATACTTATTGAGAATCCTAAACCAACTCCATATCTAGATAGATAAGACATACCGTTGTTTAATGCAGCAACATTACCAACCATACCAGATCCACTAACATTTTCTTCAAAATATTCAGCTGCACCTACAGGGCTATTTTGATTAGACCTTTGTGTGGTACTAGGAAATCTTTTTTCTACAGCAGCTTTTCTTGCTTCTATCTCATCATTAATTTCTAAGTCAGCAGTAATTTCTTCAAACTTATTTTCTTTTTGGTAAAATCTAATTGTTTTATCTATGTACTCATTAACCTTTAATTCAGCACTAGTCTTAGGAGACTCGTTTTTAAAGTTCATAAAAATAGAATCACCATCATGATCAGAACCTAAAACTCCGTTTACCGCAGTAGGAATCTGAATAGAATTGTTTTGGAATTTGCCAGACTTACTTTTAACTTCAGTTTGGAAAGCTTTAATCTCCATTACAACTCTAGATTGATTACCGTGCGCAGGAATACGAGAGCCAATAAATTCTTCACCAAGAATTACAAATGTTCCGTCTTCTAGTCTAGCAATCTTAGACGACAAAAAGTCTTTAGCTTCTAATTCAGAGCCAAACGATCTATCTAATCCTACAATTTTTGCTGGACTAATATTACCAACTTTAGAAGATGCTATTACAGGCTTTTTAACTAACGTACTGCTTATGTAGTTGTCAATAGCTTCTTTAGTATTAAAAGATTTACCGTTAGCATCTTTATCTATTCTAGCTAAGTACTTACCTTTAAACGATGCAGGAACAACAGCTTCTGCTGGTAAAGTAACACTTCTACTTTCACCTTGAGCATTGTATTTAACACCTTTAGTATAAGCCTTTAAGTTTTTACCAACTCCTGTAGCTTGAATAGCTATATTACCGTTAGTAACAATCTTAGCAGACTTCTTTATTAAAGACTTTATTGCATCAGCAAAGTATTTGTGTAGCCCAGGTAGGTTTTGACTAATCTTGTCATTAGCAGCCGCTAGCAATTTAGCAGCACCATTAGACGTAGATGTTATAGCGTTATTACCTACAACTCTACCAAGCATTTGTTTAACCTTTAATCTAGACTCTACTGTACTTTCTTTTTGGTCAGCAATCATTGCACCAACAGCTCCTTGTAAATTGTCTTCAAACACTTCAGCTTCTAACGCCTGTATTTGATCCATCTCTTCAGATTGCTCTTCAGTTAAATCATTATTGTTTGCACCAACAAGTTGTGTAGGGTAAGTTGTTTTAGTCTTACCATTATCCATAGGTAATTGTATACCCATGTTTGCTCCGTCAATACCAACAAGTTTATTACCAACAACGTAAGCAGCATCAAGATCCTTCTGAGCTTGAGAGTCTTCTCCAAATTCAGTATCGTGATCTATAGAAGATTCTGTTCCGTGTACGTTAGGAAACTTTTTAGCACCACTCTTAAATACAGCTAAATTTAAAGATTCACCATATCCGTTCTTATTTCTTCTTGCTCTTAGTTTGTCTGCAATGTTTTGTAAAACTTCAGAGTCTCCAATCATCTCAGGAGTAAGAACGTGTACAGCAGTTTTTAAGTATATATCATTTTCATTTAAACCTTGATTACCAGCTTCTCCTCTTTTGTCAGAACCGTAATAAACAAATTTAAATAAATGCCCCATTCTAGATCCCACTTTGTTTTGTACAAAATTAAGATCTTCAGGTAAAATAAAACTAGCAGCATCTGTTGACTCAATACCGTCAACTTCTATATCGTTAAATATAATAGGCTCTATTGCAACACCTCTTAACGATCCATCGTGTCTAGCAATTGCACCAGTTGCTCTTTTTATGTAGTCAGACTCAGTTTTAGCTTCTTGATGAGATCCAATAAACAACTCTTGTGCATACACACTATTTAAAGCAAAGTTAAATACATAGTCTGAAATTATTTCTTCTCCAGCCTTAGTAATAACAACTTCGTCACCTTTTATTTCAGCTACTTTAGATAGAACAGGATTATCTTCTAAAACTCCTGGGTTTTCAGAAATCATTTTTTTAACCTTGTCTATTTCTTCATTTAGCCTTGCAAGACCTAAAACAGGAACTGCTTCGCCTTTCTTTACAAGCTTATCTATTTCTTTAGCTATTTCAGCTCTTGTAGCATCTTGTCCAATTCTACTTAAAATTTGTGACTCTATAGCAGATTGATTGTAAACTACTCTATCTAAACCTCTAGCTTTTAATTCTTTTTCAGCAGCAGCTCTTTGCTTGTCTGTAGTAATCATAGGCATCTGAATAGAGTACCTTCGCTTAGAGTTAGAGAATATAGATATAGGCTGAGTGTAGTAACTTCTACTACCTTCAGGTTTTCCACCATCATGTGCGTTAATAAACTTTTCTAAATCACCAAAGAAAATATCTTCTTTAGTTTTGTTTTGAAAAGAAACAGTTTTACTTTTTACACCAGCAAAAGAAACAGTACCACCATCAATAGTTAGTTTAAACGCTTCTTGCTCTAGTCCTTGAGCACCTAAAGCTACTACCATTTTTATTAATGGATTGCCAGGGTATTCTTTTAAAAGACTTTCTCTTCCTTCTGCAGTTTTAGCTTGATCAGTAATGTATTGAGCTTGATTTAATAAATGACTATTATTATTAACAACAGCAGTAGACATTCCCTCTACATTGCTTACTGTTTTTATAGCATTTTTAGATCTAGAACCAACAACCATTCCTTCTACTAAGTTTTTAAACTCAGTACTTGTAACTGATATTTTTCCTTTTGGAAAATAAGTGTTAAATGTTTTGCTTTGAATCCAAGACTCAACTAATGCTGGTAAACCTAACTGTCTATTACCAACAGAAACTCTAATATTAGATAACACATCCATGTTTAGATACTGAGATCTATCAGACATATACAATATAGGAACCATTATTTTTAATGCTTCAGGCATTGTAAGGTTTTGTCCTTTAGCAAGTTTGTCTTTTGCAGCTTGTATTCTTTTAGCTACATCCTTACGAACAGTAGCGTCTTTAGACTTAAAGAATACTTTATTAGCAGAGTTTACAATTCCATTTATTTTACGTCTTTCACTGCTAGCTATAGCTTCTGACTCAGAAATGTTACCATTGCTTTTAATTGCTGTAATAGAAATGTTTTCTTGAAACTTGTTTTTATAGTTGTTATGAAACTCCCTAAGAATTGTAAGCCTTTCTCCTGGCTCAGTATTTTCTTTTAGTATTTCATTTAGCTTAGAAACGTGTGAGTTACCAGAAGCATCAATAGCTTTTATAAAACCTAACACATTATCTCTATGTGCAAAAGCTAAATTATGTATTTCAGACTCTAACCTAGAAAGCGTAAATTGTTTATTCTTACCAACTGGGTTAGCAATCATCAATACAGCTTTCATTAAGTGAGAAGACGAATTATCTAAAGCTAATTGCTTTTGATAGTCGTCAGACATTACATTTACATCTTGCTCGCCAAGACCTTCTTGATACTCATCTGATATTTCGTCAGAAAAATTATCTTCATTAATAGTGTCTCCATTTTGATCTTGTGATCCAACATTGTATCCAGCAGATTTATATATTCTTTCTACTCCTGGAATTTTTGTAGAATCAGGATTTAAATCTAATCCGTGACGAACTCTATTCATCATTACAGAGTATATATACTCAGCCTCTTCTCTAACTTGAGCTTCTACAGATTTATCTTTTATATTCTCCATTGCTGCGTCAGCGATAGAGTTTATATTAGTATCTCTAGTTGCATTCTTGCTAGGATCTTCTTCTTGCTCAAATAGCTTGTTAGCTTCCTCTTCTACAACAGCACTTAATTCTTTAGATAGTAAACCGTACTTCATGTACTTAGCTTTACCAGTCTTAAACTTAGCACCATCAACACCGCTAGCTATATCGTCAATAATTGTATTACCTATTTCTTCTAAAGATAGGTTTTCAAACTTACGATCTACATTGCTAAGTATTTCTTTAGCGTCTTTAGGTGTTATAAGTTTAGAAATTCTTCCTTTTAGTCTTTTTATAAATCCTTCGTATTGAACTACGTCAGGCCCTTTATCAAATAACACATTTAACTTACTAGCCATTTGTGGTGCTAAAGACGTAACAAACGCTTCCTCAATTATATTGTCTTGCTGATTGTCAGGTAACAAACTAATAACTTTATCTTCAACAAGTGTATTCATAAACTCATCAAAAATAGTCTTAGTAGTTTCTGTGTCGCCTAAGTCATGAGCAACTAACATAGCGTTAATCTTTTCTTGCAACTCTTCAGGTAAAGATTCTTTTTGTGCTATAAAGTTTTGTATAATTTCATTACCTGTCAACACTTGAGTCTCTCCGTTTGCGTCTGGAGTAGAGTAAAGTAATTCTTCAGAGTAAGAGTCTTTAATATCTCTAAATACTTTAGACTTTATAATTTTAGATACCCCTCTAATAAACGATGGGTTATCCTTCATCATTTGATAATAAACGTGACCGTACTCGTGCATAATCTGCATACCTACCTCAGATCCTGAAGTAACGTGTACAGCAGAACCTAAAGCCATACCAGCAACTAAACCACCATGCTCGTCAATAACTTCTCTTAGTATAAGTAATTGCTTGTTAGGAAATTTTCTAGCTGCAGCAGCTACAATAGTAGATTCTAATGCTGGATTTAAAGATGAGTAATATTGTAAAACGCTTGGCTTTGTAGAGTCTACAACACCATCTGCAGTTTTCATTTTTTTACTACCACCAGGTATAGTTCCAAATCCTTCCTTAAATAGGTTTTGAACTGACTTTGCCATCTTAGACTTAGATGCTTTAGAAACCTTCTTAGAGAGCTTCTTAGCTATCTTGTCGGCAGCAGACTTAACCCTTTGCGCATAAGTTATATCTGAGTCTTCTTTAACTTCTGGTTCAGGCTTTTTATCGCTTGACTGTGCTTCCTTCTGCTCAGTTTCTTCTGCGCTTCCTGTATCTTCTTCTGTTGTCGTGTCTTCATCTTCTACAATTTCTGTATCTTCTTCAGTTGTTGTATCTTCTTCTGTTGTCGTTTCAGTATCAGACTCTACATCTTCTTGTGTAGCACCTGTAACCGTGTTAATATATAGGCTAAGATCTTCATCGGAAATATTTTCAGAATCTATTTTAGACTTAATAATATTTGCAATTTCTTCTGTAGTCTTACCTTCTTTTTGCAACTCTTGTATTTCAGCGTCAAAAGGTCGCATAGCTTTTCTAAACTCTTGCCTTTTCTTAACGTCTGCAAATTTTTGTTTTACAAAATCAACAGCTCTACCAGTAAATGATTTAGCTTTAGAAAATATACTTTTACCAGCTTCTTCAGCTTCTTTAGCGCCTTCTTCAACTTTTTCAGAAACCTTATCAACTTTAGACTCTGCTTCTTGCTTTTGTCTTTCAGCCTTTTCTACCTCACCTTCTTTCGTAAATTGCTCATACTCTTCCTGAGTTAAACCCTCTACAGCTTCGTTAGCTTCTTGAATCTCGTAAGAATCTTCTTTAATTCTTTCTTCTAAAGCAGCTTTTTCTACAGATAAGTCTGCCTTTTCTGGCTCACTCATTGCAGAATACTCTTCACTTTGCTCAAAAGATTTTATATCATTTAATCTTTTTGAATCAATAGACTTTGCAGATGCAGTATATTTCTTTGCAGATAAAAGTTTTGCTACAGCAGTTTTACCTTCTGCAATAGAGTTTTCTAAAGCAGCAACATTTGTGCTATGATCGTTTTCAATCTTAGCAAGTTCATTTGTAAGAGCTTCACCTTCTAAGTTTTCATTTGCTTCAGCAATTGATCTCTCTTTTAAAACATTTAAATTTTCTAAAGACTTTTTAGACTGATACTCTTTAACTTTAATGTTAAATAAAGTCATTTGACCAGCCTCAGTAAGTTTTTCTTTAAACGGTAAAGTAGATGCTATCTTAGAGTATTCTAAAATAGTATTGTCATATTCAGCTCTTTCTTCGGCAGATATTTTATCAGCCTTTTGCAGCTTGTCAAGCATCCCATTAAGACCATCAATTTGATCTTCACGAATAGCAGCTTGTATAATCTCATTTGTTCTTACCTTCTTTTGAGCATCACTCATGTTTTCATACATGTTGATGTCATTGTCAATAGAGACTCTTTTGTTAGTTATACGTCTACCGTTTTCAGCAACGCTATTCATAAATCCTCCACGACCCCCCATAAGGAAACCAGCAGCAAAAGAAACCCCTAATGTTTTTCTGTTTTCTTTAGATGTTAAGAAGTCAGTATATTCAACAAATTCTTTACCTTGAACTTCTGCAAGGTTTTTTTGTTGTATCCACTCTTCGTATGTTTCTTGGAACATCTCTTCAGTACCTTCAAACGTACCAGTAGTTGTTCCTCTTCTAGCGTGTTGCATTAATCTCTGACCAAAATTCTTTTGAATTTGTTTTGCAGATTCTGCTCCACCTCTTAGTTTATTAAATTGCTTAAAAGCTTTACCAGACAAACCACCAAATTGAATACCCCACGAAAGACCGTTTAAAGCAAACCACTTTGAGTTGTCAACAAATGTTCCGTGCGCAGCTTCTTGAGCTTGATCTTCTGATAGACCCATGCCTAAAGCTTTATTGTAAACATCACCAGCAAGACCAGCTCCAATTACAGCAGTAGTTGCAGTACCAGCACCTAAAAATGATGCAACACCAGAACCCATAGCACTAAGACCAATTACTCCATCTTTTGTTGTAGCTAAAGCTCCTAACAATCCTTCCCCACCCAATGCAGCGTCTGCACCAGCAACACCTTTAGAAGCGCCCTTCTTTAATGCTTGAGATGTTTTTTGAGTATCTAAAGTTTTAACTAATCTTTTTGCAGATCCAAAAGCTCCTTTTTTAGCAGCAGTTCTAGCTCCTGCTTTCATTAATCCTGTAGCTACGTTTACACCAGCTTTACCAGGGATAATCATAGAAGCCATGTAAGGAAGAGTCTTAGCTACATCTGTAGCCCAAAACTCTATCTTAAACATATCGTCTAAAGTAAACTCGTCTAATCCTGGAGATTGGTGAACCTCACCCCACTTCTGTAGTGATTCACCCCATTTATGAAAAGAAGGCAACCTTTCTGTCACCTTTAAAAATGTATCTGATTTTCTAAGCTCGTCAGGCAATATAGTCATAGCAGCATAGTCAATCATATTACCTATGTCGCTAACAACAATACCAGTACCAGCTACTAAACTTTTACCAGCCTTTTCTAAATTGCCTTCAAAGATAAGTTCAGGATCTATTCCTGATTCAGTTACTGCTTGTCTATCTCTTTCAGCTATACCAGCAATACCTGGCCTTAACTCTTTTTGTCTGTCTTCAAGCGCAAAGTCTCTAGCCATTGTAGAGACATCTTCTTGAGAAATCATTTGCTCTTGAGGAGCTTGTTCAGTTAATTCTTCTTGTGTACCGTAATCGCTAGCATAGTCTAATAAGTTGGCTTTACCTTCTGTACCACCTTCATTGCTACTGTATTCGCTAGCAAGATCGCTTAAATCTGCCATTGTCTATCTTTTATTAATTATAAGTATCCCAAATCTCTGCTAATTTAAGGATTTCACCCTTATCGCCAAGACCATCGAACATTTTATTCATTACATCAAATATTGTTTCTGGGTTGTTAGTTGCAATTGCTTTTTGAAACTCTTTACCTTTAGGGCTTCTGTCTTTAAGTAAATTATTCATTGCATCTAAATATCTTTGAGAGGTAACCCTAAAGTCTCCACCTTGATTTTTAGCGGCAGAAGATGCTAGTGAATATATAATACCTTTTGAATTATTATCAAAATCAGTATTTTTATAAACTTCACCTAATATGTAGTCAACACCATCCATATCAAAATCAGTATCTTTATAAAAAGCATTACCTTCTTTTTGCTGATATTTTCTAATTTGATTTAAATAAGCTTCGTTTTCAGCTGTCTTTTTCTCTAAAGACTTTTCA